TAATCGTCGTTGTCCGGTTGGTTTGCGGGAAGTTGAGACATTTCCTTATAAGAGTCGGAACTGAGTTAATTATAACAAGTGAATATTTAAAAGCTAAACGTGCCAACCAAGGATTTATACAGATCACCCTGTCCCTTGATCTTTTGCAGTTCTTTCTGTCCTTCGCTCCTAAGCTTGGTGGTTTCTTTGTTGATCTCACCCTGTAAATTAGTCAGGCCAGCACTGTAAAGGAACTGGCGACTGTCTCGCACATTTTGAAGTTGTTCTTGAATTTCTGCAGGCGTGCCTTTAAATTCATCCTGGAAATCAGGCAGGCTAATTTTTGTTCTGTCAGCCAGATCACCTCCGTAATTAGGGAGAAGATTCTTATCAAATTTAAAGGTACGGACACCTGTCAGCTTACCTTCATCAGTTTTATCCTGCTTGCCAAACATCGTGTCGTAGTAGTTGTCCAAGTAGCTCTTGTTGAACTTATCTTGGTACTCACTTCCCTTTGTAAGGGAATCACGAAGATCTTTGATGTCGGTGTAATAGCCTTGATCAAACCGATCCATTGCTTTCTTCCGTTCTTCTGGAGTGGCTGCCCGACCCAAGATCTCTTCGAACGCAGCAGTAATACCGGTATCACGACGTCCCGGAAGAATATTTTCTAAATAGTTTTGTGTGAGTGCAGTTGCACGATCCCCAACAGTCATATCGTATTTAGCACGATAATCAGTCAGGCGACCTTGTGCGTCATTAAAAGTAATTAGACCAGCATTTAATTGGTTCTGGATGTTATCGGCATAACTATCGTATGCTGCTGCACCTGCTTCATTCCTAATTCGCGTGCGTTCCTTTTCATCATCTATTGCTTGCTGTGCACGATCGTCAGCACGCTCATCCTTTTCAATCTGATATTTCAGATACTTTTCAAAACTATCATCCTTTTCAATTTTTGGTGCTTCGTACGTAATCTTGGGACCGCCACCGTAACTAGCCATTATTTATACCTCAAACAAATAAAGTGTCTACGTTGACGGGCGCAACACGGCCGAACATACCCATCATAGCTCCTTGTTTTTCTGCAAGAGTACGTTTTAAAGCTTCCTTATTTTGACGACGAGATAATGCTTTGGCTTCTTCGGATCCCTGAAGACCAAGAAAAGCTCGGCGTTCAGCCATATCGCCAGCTAACTTCAGTTCCCGTAACGGACCTTGCGTGAAAAGAGCTGCCTTTCTTTGACGGTCATAATCAAGGTCAGCCCCAGTGGTCGCACCAAAAACCCGGTTGGCAATATTACTTGCCTCCTGGAATTTGGTCATGTCGCGGGTCATCTGAATTTGATTCTTCAGCTGATCCGCTGCCGCAGCTAACTGCGCGTTAGCGATATTGGCCTGCGTTCTCCGCTGAGCTATACCACCGAAGATACTTGCGCCAAGATTGGCAAGTCCTAGACCAGCTGTTAAGGGATCCATTCCTGTACTTGCTCCTCCTTCTGAACTGCCTGATAGTGGGTTGTAATCTCCTAAGTCCAGACCATAAGATTCTGCAGGAGATATTCCACCAGGTAAAAAACTAGAACCACTAGCGAAAAGGTTCTTGTCTGGATTGAACTTAAATAGTTGACCCATGGCTTTAGTTTACTGCACCCTATTGGAAATACCTAAAGGTGGGGTTTTGATAAGCACGCGCTTGAATGTTCGGCTTAGGTAATGCTTCAACACCACGCATCACGGTATTAGAGATGTCCCTTGCACCTTCCCTCATCAGCCGTCCAGATCCCGCCAGACCAGCCATAATGGTGTCGGGGATACGACCCATCATTTCGTACTGGAAAGCAGTCTTAGCAGAATCTTTAGCGAGCTTTTGTCTGTATTCAGCATCTTCCTTCAATGCCCCTCTAATGTCAGCAAACGAAGGCTGAGTAGGCAATTTATCTAGGTAACGACCTACCGCTGCATCTAAGGGATTAGCTGGATCAGCAGTAGGTGGTGCTATAAGTTTATTGTATTCGGCTTGTTGAGTTTTTAAATTTAAATCATCTAACTGGCTTTGACGTAAAGCCGACATACGCTCTTGTACATTGTACTTATTAGGATCTCCTCCTTGACCCGTAAACAATTGATAATCTGACTGTAATTCAGCAGGAATTAAACCGCCAATCCGTTCTATATCTTGTTGTGCTTTTGTTTTTAACTGTGGCGTGTTTCCTTGCCCTGAGAATGAGCCCGCATTTCCTAAATCAATGCCAGGGAAACCAGGGCCAAAGACAAAGGGATACGATCCACCTGGCTTCTTATTGAAGGCTCCGGCCATTCTTTCTGAAAGTGGATAAGCCATGATCAACCCCTCCCGAAGGTAATGTTAGGTGCGCTAAGGGTTGCCCCTGAGTAAGGATTATTTGCAAGTGCTGTACGAGCAAGGGCTCCGCTTTCTGCCATACCTTGACCAGCGAGCTGGAAGTTACCAGCGGTACGTGCAAGTTTTTGGTAGATAGCGCCTTGGGTATTCAACAATGACTGTTGGGCAGTAACTTGTGCCCGCCGTTGCTGATCAAGGAAAGGTGCAAGAGTTTGAGTCAGATATTGTCCTTGAAGCTGTTGTTGTAATTCAAGGTCTTTTTTAATTTCACCTCTTTGGAATTCAGCTTCACCACGGCGGCGTGCTCGTTCACCAATCTTGAGAGGGCCAATCTCTAAATCAGGAAGCAATCCACCCATTCCTAATAAACCTGCACCAGCTGCTCGAGTAACATTCCCTGCGCCACCTAGAAGAGCAGGCGTAAGCATAGGGGCACCTAAACCTGTCAGTGCTTGAGCGGTCTTACCATAACGTCCGGCAAATTGAGTTAAGCCTGCACTAGCGGCACCGGCTAAAGGATCTCCACCTAAACCCTGGAGAAGAGAAGGAACAAAAGGCGCGGCTGCAAGGGCGGTTTTTCCTGCGGCCCCTGCAAGTTTAAGGCCCGCTGCTTTTGTACCGACACCTTTCGCCAGCAAGCCTAGAACTAACGGAGCGGCTAGTGGAGCGGGCATTTGTTTCTACTCGACTATTTCTTATCTTTTAATTTTATCAGCCTCAATACTCAAGAGTAGATGGAAGTTTTTCAGGATTATTACGTGCGCTAGCAATACCTAAGTTAAGCAGTTTGCCAACAGTTGCACCACCAACAGCTCCTGCAAGAGCTATGGGAGCAGCAGCCCGAGTTCTGAGCCCACGGCTTAAACCCTGACGTAAAGCAGTTGCGCCGCCTACACCAGCACCGACAGCTTGTAGACCAACGGGAAAACCGACAACTTTAACTTCAGGTTCCCCTTGTAGGTTTTCATCAGTTGCTTTCAACAAACCTAAACCAAGTACTCCCCGGTCTTGGTACTGGCTTCTCATTGCTTTACCATAACGCTCCGGCGTCAAGCTAGGAATATCTGCTTTGGCAGTTTCATACTTTAAAGGTCTTCCACGGCGACCTAAAAACAGTCTGTCGAACAACTCCATGCCAGGCTCTGCTGTTTGACGGCGATCTTCTGAACCTTTTTCTGCATAGGTTTGAGCGTAACCTTTAGGACGGAATAACTCCCCTGGGTTAGTTACATCAAACGTACCTAAAGACGCTGCGGTAACTCCCCCGATTCCCCCCGTCAGTGCCGCACGTTTTACAGGACTTTTTACATCAGCCAGCTGGGGAACTGCTTGTTCAACCGCTTTTTCTGCAATGGCTAGCGGATGGTTATACCGCCAATAAAACTGACGTGTTCCATCTGTGCCAATGTCAGTCATGACACGAGCGGCATAAGCACCTAAAAACTCACTGGCACCCTCAGTTTTTTGCTTTACATCTTTGTAGAAATCTTTATTTAAAACACTATGGCGGTAGTCCTGCCTAGCCGTCATTATGTCTTCGGCTTTCTTAAAACCTTTTTTTAAACCTTCAACAATGCTCATTGGTACATACCGGGCATAGGCACCATCGCCTCTTGCTGGAGACGTTGAGGAATACCTTGAATTTGATACAACGTTCCGTCAGCCGTATTAGGCATATTCATGTTGTTTAGATATTTCATCTGTGCCAACTGCTGTTGTTGTGTTACAGCTTGACTTTCGTTATAAGCCTGCGGCATAAATCTTGGCTCCAATGCCACCACGGCACCTACGCTTCCAGCGAGCTGGGCAATCGTCTGAGGCATGCTCTGCTCATACACACGGTTGACCATTGACGAATCCGTAAGATTCACCTGCTTCCGTGGTGTGCCTTTGGCGGTTTTTAAACCGTCTTTTACACGGTAAGAATATTGACCTGACTTGGGCATGCCTAAGACTTTGCCCGTTCTTCCGGCCAACGCTCGAGATAAACCGAAGCTCGCACCAAGGTCAGTCGCACCGATCAGGAGACCTGCCAGGGGATTTCCCGTCGTCAGGGTACTAAGGCCTGTTGAAATTACTGCTCCTGGGATAGAACTCTTCAGTAACTCTTTTCCACCATCGGCCAGCGCAGCTTTACCTAAAGAAGTTCCCGCCAACTCCTTGCCGAAAGTACGTAGTCCTTGACCTAACCTTGCAAGCTGCGGAATCATTTTCTTACCTCGTTAAATCTATTTTATCTCAGTTATTTTCTTGTTCTTCAATTGCAGTTTCTTCGCCTTCACGTTCTTCTTTCTTTTCTTTCTTCTTTGACTGTGGCTCTTCTTCCTCAAGAAGCTGAGCAATAGAACGCTTATCTTCCATCTCATCTTCCACACGTTTCTCTGCTTGCGCCATCAAGTAACCATTTGGATCAGGATTACGCAAGCGCGGCATGGGATTCTTTGCACTCTGCCCAGGCTTAACCGTAGGACTCATCTCATATGCTTCGACCCAGAGGGGATTGAAATCAGGCTGGTTCTGAGGGCGCTGTGAAGTAAGGGCGCGGCCTTCATCAAAGTCATAATCCATAGGACGATTGAAACGTCCAAGACCTTCGAATAGTTCATAGTCAGATGAAACATCTTCGTTACCATCAAAGAACGGGGAGTTGCCTACGAAATTCAGATCCGGATTCAATTGTGTTTTGCGCGTTTGTGAACGCCGCAATAGATCCTGTGAAGTAAATCTCGAAGGGTTCCAGGGGTAGTCACCGCTGGTGGCCTTGGACCTAAACAAGTCGTCAAAGTCAAGGCGCTTTTTAATATCCCCCTGGCGATTGAAGGGGTTACGTATGTAGCGGCCTAGGTCAAGGCGGTGGTCCTTCATTTACTTTTTCTCTTTTTTCTTCTTTTTCAATCCTACCAACGTCTTACGGAGGTTGGCCTGCTTCACAGTCTTTTCATCGTAGTCGTCTGGGTTGGCGAGAACGTTCTCCTGCAGCTGGGCAGAGGTGATGCCTTTTTTCTTTGCCTTTGCAGTAAAGGCCCCTTCTTTAATGTCAGCCTTCTTGATCCAGTCTTTTTTCTTCTTAGCCATAATCAATTACCCTTAAGGGTACCAAGGAAAGTATTAACCAGGTCTTGTGCTTTGTCAGGAGGGTTAGTGGCACGGATGCGGCGAATTTCCTCACTAGCATCAATGCTACGGCGACCTGCCTCAGTTGGCTCCTGAGTTAAAGGCATCCGGCTAGCGCCCGGTTTGCTAGGTCGCATCTCAGGTGCTGCTGGTTTTTCAGTTGAGGGACGAATTCCGTAGATGTCAATCTCGCGTCCGGTTTGACTACGATCAGATTCAAACTTCTGAGCAGGCTGTCCAGTAATACTTTCAGTGTCATAATCACGCATACGCACCATACGGCCACCACTTCTTACTTGTCGAACTTGCTCATCTTCACGGCTTCCGGCAGAATATTCGGCAAGGTTTCTACCGCCACCGCCTCGGGCTTCTAGATCGATAGCGGGGCGATCTACGCGAAGCTCCATTGTTTCTGCAATAGGCTTACCGGTTGCAGGATCTTGTTCAAAATAAAGACGTGAACCTTCTTCTGCTTTCTGTACACGATACTTACTTGGGAAATCTTTAAGCTTAGCTTCTTCTACAACTTGGAACCGTCTTTCCGCTTCGTTGATTGGAGCAGTCAGCCCAGGTTCATACAGAGTGCGTGTACCAGGCTCATAACGAGTCCCCATCTCCTGAACCCCAAACGGCTTATAGAGATCACCTGTACTAACAACTCCAGTAGTTCCAGGGGTGACTGACTGTACTCCTTGTGGGGTTACCCTTAAAGGCAACGAAGGAGATTCGTCCATTAAAGAAAGAACAGCTGGATCACCTGTTCCTGCATATAAATCTAAAGCTTGTTTTACACGTGTGCCTTCTGCACCAGAGGGAAGCCCTCCACGGGATGCGCCAGGACCCATAGAAGTCCGTGCTTGGATTTCTTGAAGACGTGAACGGCCACGATCTAATTGGTACTGACGTAAAAACTCATTGCTTTCAGGCTCAACCGCACTGACAGCTGTTGTATTTTCAGGGTATTGCTTTAAATAAGCGTCTACAGCTTCTGGAGAAGTGCTTACAGGCTCTGAGCGAGGAAGTCGAATGGTTTTTTCTGCCTGATCTACAGGTAAACCGTCTGGTAAAGAGCGTGCCACAGAGTTAACTGCTGCATCCAGGGGTGTAGCACTGGCTAATTCGGGATTTCTAGAAATTGTGTCTTCTAAAACTGCTTCGGCTTGTTCTTTAGCTGCGTTGACAGCACCAATATCTAGATCTTCATTAGCTTGAAGACGACGCATGACTCGACCAGTGGCCTGATCTTCTGCAGAGTTGATGGCAGCAACAGACTGATCAACTTGAAGACCAACACGGGCATCTTGTTGATCCACCATGGTATTGGCGGGAACAAAATTCTGACTCTCTAGGTAATCACGTGGGGTAGTTCCTGCAGGGCTACGACCGGGGACAACTTTTTCTCCTGTGACCGGGTCAGTGATGAGTTTGACGTCTACACCGCTTTGAGGACGGGTGACTCTAGGCAACTCAGACACGGGTTTGGCTGCAGCAGCGTCATAGGCTGCTTTACGTTCTGCAGCAGTAGCTCCAGTAGGGGTTGCAGGGGTAGGAACACCGGCTGCTACAGTTTCAAGGTTGGCTTTATCTTGTAAATTAACTTGACGAGTCCCTGCTGTCGCTGATTTAGCGTTAGGGCTGACCAAATTTGCAATCTTTTGTCTGGCTTCGGCCCTACGTTTGGGATTTAGGGAAAAATATCCCAAGCCAGCCAGTAATCCACCGGTAGCAAGACCTTCTACAAACTTATTACCGCCATCTTGCGCCTGCGGGTAGGAATTCATAGCCCTTATAGCTGTTTATTTGCCTTCACACATTCTATTCTTGAGAAATCCAAGAAATAGGACGGTTATATTTAGAGAATACTGTAAAGAACCAGGAAATGGACGCAGGTACGCGCCAAAAACGGATCGAAGGCCTGGAAGCCATCAAAAGTAGGGCATTAAGTATGGCTGCAGAGGGTAAAGACTCCCTCGAAGTGCGGGACTTCGTTACTTCCGCCAAGAAAGAACTGGCATATGAGTTGCCTGACGAGGATGCATTCCAAAAAGCAGCCAAAGCGGTGATCGCATATAGGCGCAAACGGGGAGAATAATAATTTTTTGAGAATTTAAATTACGGCCAGGTAGAAATACCTGGTTTTTTTGTGTGTTTTCTTGGGCAAAGTCCCCGGTCTACGTACAAAATCGCATTTTTACTTAAAAGTTTGGACCCCTATATGTCTCGAATAGGGAACAAATTTACCTGACGGTTCTCCCACCGCCTGTCCGATTGCGCATGTGTAGGGAAAAAAAAGAAACTGCGGCATGGGTACCAGGAACTGCCTTCGATGTGCAGTGCGAACCCTTCGATTAGCCGTGTTTATGTCACCATTCCATAACAATGAGATAGAAATGAACGAATTTGAGTACAAATACTTGCAATTTCATCGTAATTATTGCGCATGAGATCGGATTTAGAGCCTTCGCCTACCCGGCGCGGCGTAGAACTGTAAGTCAACTTGGCATTGTGAGTATCACAAGTAAGTCCAAGAGTCAACTACCACATCTAGTGTTCATCATGACAGTCAATCTTCAAGACCAACAGACACAACTCGTCTTGCAATCTTTGCGGGCAACTGCACAAGAAGTAGCTCGAGTTGAAGGCATTACCTACGCCCAAGCATTGGAACGGGTGATGTCAGTTATGTGTAACGACTGATCCGTACAAGCGGGTCCGGAGGTGCAACCCCTCCGGCAGTCATTGCCTCCAGCGGAGATAGGCACCGCACCGCCAAAGCAACATGGGCATCCGTAAGTCAATCGCCTCCGGTCTGATCGCAGCAGCCCACCACCTGCAGCATGACAGATCAAAGGAACAATTGATCAGGAAAACTAATGACGTGCGTCGTAAGATTGCACGCTTCATTGAACCTAAGTGATCCGTCAAAGCGGGTCCGGGGGTGCAAACCCTCCGGCACTTCTTACCCCCAGCGGAGATGGGTACCGCACACGCAGGAGAAAGTCATGGAACTTTCCTATGCAGAACTTGCTCTAATTGAGAATGCCCTTCGTCATTACTTTGGTAATGAAGAGGCTGACTGGGTTGATCCACAAGACGAGCAGGTTTCACTTAGTCGTGAGGACGTTGGTTTGCTTTTCAAGAAAGTTCTCAACGAAAGAGGACTTGAAAGCTGGGCAAAGAATGTTCTTTCGTGGAGAGTGATCTAACTGATCCGTACAAGCGGGTCTCCAGGTGCAAACCCTGGAGCAGTTATTGCCCAAAGCTGGGATGGGCTCCAGCACACTACCTCAGTTCAAACCATGACTGAATCCATCAAGTATCCCGACGCTCAACAGCTGACGGTACACGGTCGTGTTGCCAATCTCGAAGAGGTTGAATACAACGACCAGAACTTCTTGTCTGTCAAGGTGTACACCAATCTCAGTGATGAGATTACTGCATGTGTTCACTTCACCAACAGCAATGGGTTGCTTACTGCATACCGCAACGGCAACCTGCAGACCGGTCAGGAGCTGACACTCATGGGTCGCATCAAAGCGATCCGTGCCTTCTACATGAAGGACGATGAGCTAAAGCCACTCCAAAAGCCGGAGCTGCAGATGACCGTGCAGCAGTACATCTTTGGCTCCAAGCCACAACCCAAGGCTGACAAGCCGTTCTCCAAAGAGCTTACGCCTGAACAGGTGGCAAGTCTCTGACTCTTGCACTGAGGGCCTTCGGGCCTTCTCTGCAGGACTCAACATCCTGTATTACATTGCAAAGCATCTCATGAATCGTGGTTCTCTCAAAGAAGTTATTAGACAAACTGAATGGATCAATGCCTTTGATGAAGATTTTGAACTACAAGTTTCTAAATGTGGTGTTCTGTTTGCATTCTTTTCTATCAATGTAGATGAAGAATCAAATTGGAAGAACATTCCAATAGCTCATTTGAAAAGTGGATGCATCGATTTCTGTGTCGATGATAAATGGTATGACTATCAATTCATAGATGAAGCAATCGATCTCGACAAAGCGAAGACTTGTCGTTGGATCATTGAAATCCTACGGTCAATTGATTGACTCTTGCACTGAGGGCCTACGGGCCTTCTCTGCAGGACTCAACATCCTGCTTAATCTTTTCTTAACAGTCACTAGCCTATGACTAAGTCTCTCACTTGCTTCGTGCTTGGTACCGGCTTTGGCTTTCTCCTCGTTATCGGGGGACAGAAAGTCACCAATGCCGGTGCAGCTCTGACGTGCAAACGTATGCCTGACTACCACAGGCTTGTCACCTTTCAATCATTTATCGGTGACTCAAAACAATGTATGCACATCAAGTATCTCGCACAGTAGACCCCCTCCCCCTGCTTGCACCCATCACTATTACAACAGCTCGTAAGTAGGGGTTGCTTTACTCCCAAAACTCACTATCTTTTGCATGTATTCGACAAATCCCATGGACAACTTGTCCGAAATCAACGTCTCCACCCCTGATCACGTCTGCGTTGTCAGCAATGACAGCAGCGTCACCTTCTCCATTAAGAAGGGAGCACGCACCATGGATCTGAGATTTGCTCTCGCAGCACCAATCGCAGATCTGATCGAGGCACCAGACACCACCAAACAAATTCATCCCGCCGCACCAGTCAAGATGCTGGTGTCCAAAATCACCAAAGACTCCAAGGCTGGCCGTCGTGGTAACCCCAAGCTCACTGAGACTGACGTTCGTGAGATCAAAGAGATCTTGGGTAACAAAGGCCTGATGAACGAGTATGGCAGTAAGCACAAAGCTTATCTGGACATTGCTCAAGGCTACGGCGTATCCAAAGACACCGTTGCAAACATCCATGCGAACCGTGCATGGCGTCACGTAACGGTGTAACTTTCAACTAACTCACACACTACCGCCCGGCACACGCCGGGTTTTTTCATGGCTATTCAAACCTATGACGACGGTGGCTTCGTTATCACTGGCGATGACACCCTGAAGTTCAGACTTCTCACTCTCCACAAAGCTTTACTGCTTGAAACCAAAGGCATGAAGCTGTCTCGCAACCTTCCCAGTGTGTATTCAACTGTGAAGAAAGAGTACGGCTTCAAAGGTTCCAAGGTAAAAGTATTGGCTCAATTTGAGTCAATGTTGATTGAGGAATATAAACTTCCAATCACAAGACATGCGGCTGATTAGGATGTGTGTGGTTGCACACAATCTATGCCGTATCAATCACTCAACCCTGGCCCGGAAGGAGACGTCCGCGATTGGGAAATCATGTACGTCGACCAAGCTGACAACGGTGAACAACCGGTACAACAGCGACACTTCTACAAGGTCAGTGGTTCTACAGTCGGCCAAGCCTATGCCAAATTCCATGATGAATTCCCTGGCAAGGTCTTGTGCCAAATCATCTGCGCTGACTACAGCGACGACTAACTTCACCTCAAATGAAACTATCTCCTCTCATTGACCAACGCATTGCCGACCTCCAACGTGCATGCGAACACAGCTACATGAAACGTTGTACTGGTATGCGCCGGTTCAACGAGGACTACAGAGAATGTACACGTCAAGTTGGACGTAAGTACATCAAACTTATCTACCCCCAGGGTTCCGTCTTTGCCTTCATTGATAAAGATGGAAATGTGTACAAGCCTGCTTCGTGGGCTTCACCCCAGCGAGACGCCTGTGGTGTTCCAGATGTCCGCTACCGCCTCCAAGACGATTCATCGTATGACGAGGCGATCAAACGTTGTGACTGGGCAGGAGGATTCCTGTATAAATGATGACTACCACCAAGACCGCTGAAATTCTCAAACAAGTTCTCCATTCGCAGAGAACGATGGATCGATTGATTGAACTCGGAGAATTATCCGGTCAAGATCCGATTCAAATTGTCATGTATGGCTTGGATGAGTGGGTGAATGCCAATTATCACAAACTCAAACAGCACTACAGTGACTGATCAATGGACCTGAGTACGTCCTTAAACTGCTCACTGACCTATACCATTTCACATCATGTCTCTAATCAAGACCTGGCTACTCGATCAGCAACGCCTCAACGATGCTGTCAAAACTGAGTACACCCAAGACCAGCTATTTGTTCTCAACGACATTGCCAACGAGGAAGAACAGCTCATGCAAGAACTCATGTCAGAGGAGGTGGCAGGCGATGCCGACTACCACCAAGAATGACACACACGATGATGTCATCCTGCACATCATTGTCATCATCTCAATCATCATCACGGAGTTGATCTCATGCTTCATCCAGAAACCAAACGTATCGCAGAGGAACTCACCGGCTACGTCCCCTTCACCGAAGAGGAGTGCCAAGAGCAGTACCCTGCGGAAGTCAACTACGACCCAAACCTCTACAACCCAGAAGACGAAAACACGCACCCGATCACGGGCTGTGTCTTCAAACAAGGGGATGTCCTCCAGTGTTACTGGAAACCAGAAGAAGTCGAGGACTCCCTCGAAGGATGGTACCCTGTCCCTACCAACGGAGAAATCGAGGAGTGGGCACTCGATTCAACCTGCCTAACACCGGCAGACGATGAGGTCGAACCTGACCACCCCGATAGTTGGTTGACCATCCTCGGTTGTATTTGATGGCACGTCCCAAGACAAACAAGCCCAAGAAGACAGTCTTCAATCCAAGAAGACGTGGTGCATTTGCAAGACATCTGGCATCACAAATTGATACAGAAGGTAACAACATGGGGTTGATCGAAGTAGAAGCATCAATCCCCCCGGACCCCCGCAGGGAGAGTACCAAGATATCTTTTAGTTCTTATAGATAACCCTTCAATCTTTCTTCTTCATCTCATGGATTATCCTGACTACATCATTGAGTATTACGAACAGAAAGGTAGGCCTATTCCCAGTGGACCACCAGATCCTGTCTCACATCTACTCCGAGAATTGGACACTGCTGTTTCACTGATGTTATATCACTACGATACTAAAAACGGTACTGAAAACAGTACTGAAAACGATATGGAAAAGGCCGTCGAAAAAGCCCGTCGTGCTGTTCTCGATCATCCTGATTCCACATGGACGGAAAGCGTCTTGGATTACAGGACTAGACAACTGCATTACAAGTAGATACCTTGGGATGTCGGGACTTTTGTCTTCGGCATCCTTAAGAAAAGCTAAAGTTCTATGTTGATCATCGGTGAAACCACTTCGGACACCGCATACTCCATCACTATTCCTACACCTGACTTCACCATGCCAAACCAACCGGCTATCCCTGACAACATCCCTGAGACCACCAAGCTTCGCATGATGCGTCTCACTGCAAAACTTAAAGAGCAAGCCGATGCCCAGGGCGCTGGGTTCATCGGTGGATTCTTTGATCCAAATACAGGAGAGATGTTCGTTATGTCGAACATGGAAAAGGATGATCCAAGGAATGTCCTTCCTGACGCTCTCAATCCCGACAAACAATGACCAAACGATCTGCATTCAACTTCGACAAAACTGTTGGTGGCTTCAACATCACTGAACGTGGTGTGAAGTCATTCAGCAAATCAATCAAGCTTGGACCATTCCAATTCACAATGAATGTCCGTGGGTCTGGTGTCCGTGGTTCCGTTGGGATCCCGGGCACTGGCCTGTCCAAGCGCAACATCAAACTGTTCTAAATCAACTCATGCTCAACAAGTTCACACCTGCCGATCCAATGATCGAAGCAACTGTTCAACGCATCGAAACCTACGGTGGCAGCTTTGCTAAACAACTCATGGCTGCATACAGAACTGCAGACATAGACAACAAGCAACGCATCATCGATGCTTTTGATGACCTATTTGACAAGTATGGTCCCAATGGAATCTTTGGATCAGAAGATGAATCTATTCATTCATGGATTCGTTCTTCGGCTTATGACATGCTTGCACCTCTGTCCATTCGCAAACAAACCAACTGATGGCTGTCATCTCAATTCATGAAACTACCTTTGACGATCAACGTGTCTATGTGGAAGCAACGGTTGAAGACATGGTTCTTGTCCATGCACAAACTATGCTTGACCCTGCTGAATACGGCCCGGCATTATGCGAAGCAAGCTTTGCAGTTGATCCAGAGGTACCATTCCCCCACGATGGAGTTGCTTTCCTCCGTTACGTTGATGATCTTGACCTTAACTGGAAAGTCATTGACACATCCGATCGGTATCTAGACTAACTCAACTGTCCTGGGCATGACACTAAACTGCCCCTTTCTCATACCTACACAACATCATGCATTTCAATCTCCCAGATCAGCTTGCACTCGAAGTTGCAGGCTATGATCAAACCCGCAAGAAACTTGCAGCTGTCATGGCTGCAGAAGATCGCAAAGCCAAAAAGAAGAACACACATCCCAACGGCAGGCCTTCGAACCTTATCCCATCTGACATCGTCAACGACAGAGCTTGGAACGAAGTTGTTGACAACATCAATTCAAAGTCTGTCAAACAAGGGAAAGTACAGCTAATCTCCAAGCCTGTCTTTGGTGAAGAACCTAAACCCGTAGCAGTTGTCTACTACCACAAACAACTGTGGGTTGCTGCATGGATACCACGACGTAAAGATGATGGCTATGTCTATGGCCTTAGCTTTACCTTTAAAGACACAGCTGCAGCACGTAAGCAATGTGATGAACGTTTCATTGCTAAAGACAGCTATGTCAACAAAGGAATGTTTGATCATGTGCATGGCACACAAGATGACATGCTCCCACGTATCAAAGATGGCCGTACCTTTTGGTATCGCAAAACTTTATTCTTTACAAAAGATGAGTTTACTGATGGTTACACCGGTAGTTATTGGAGGAAAGTAACCGAAACTCATCGCATCAACAACTACGGTGCTACCTACGAGATTTCAAAGCACATTAATAAATGGCAAGCAGAATTACTCAAAGGCATTCCTACCTTTATTGGAGGTAATGATTCTCAGTATTTCAAGCGTTTGAACCCAGCAAATTGTACCTTTACCAAGATTATGTCAGGGTACTATTCCAGACCTCAGTGGTTGATACACGGTAATGATTATGTTCACGATGTTGATACCATTATTGATCTAATACGTAAACGTTGGCGTGCACCTTGGTTGCAAGACGTATGGTCTGCTAAATGGTTTAGATCAATGGTGGCACAAGCCATGAAAGATACCTTTGCCATCCATGAAGAAGAAACTGAAAAAGATGAATATGACATCAGACTTCTTGTCAAACCGTATGCAATTCTTTCTCAGTTTATCAATGCAATGTGCGACGTTAAATCTATTTACCGTGACATGGATCTAAATCTTCTTCATTCCAGGTATGACTGGTTGCATTGCTGTGAATTCCCTGGTTGTCACAGTGATACGGGTCATCAGTGGATGCGTGACAATCTACCTGTTGAATCGTATCTCAACATGATGCACACGTATTATCAACGTGAACTAGAAGACAGAAGCTACATCAGCACAGATCACAAGACAGGCAACAGACATATTTACTTCCATCTTTGGCGTGATACCTATCAGATGCTGACTCAATGCATTGCATCCGGTCGGCTCGACAATATCAAGCCAAAACGTTGGCGTCTCCAAGAATGGCATGACCATCTCATGGCAGAGACCTGGAAGATCACCAACCCCAACATTGATCTACCACAGAAGTTGTTTCCAAACCCCATGCGTATTCCTTTCAACGATGTAATCAATCACACACAGTCAGGCACCCTACCTGGCGATGGTTACTTCTCGTTCTTCCAACCGCATGACACACACCAACTGGCTGCGTGGGGCCGTGCCGTACGTAACTGTGTCGGTGGTGGACATGGGTATGCAGAAGGAATCAAGAAGATGAAACATCTCATCATCTTGTGCATGATCGAGAACAAACCTCGTTACACCATCCAACTAACTGTTGACAACGGTGTGATGAGCGTTGTTCAAATCGCGGATGTAGGTAACAGACGTCTTGATGATGTTGAACGTTCCAATGTTGAACATGCATTCAAGGAAGCGTTGCACGTCCGTGAGGAACAACTAAAGTCCTAACCAACTAGGCATCAAGCGTGCAGTACTGGAAACAGCTGCAAGCCTTCTCCTGGGCTGTGGAAACGCTTCATGTAAGTCCTAGATCTGCCCAGGTAGCTGGTAATGCCTGGGCTTTCTGAGAGTGTGGCGGAATTGGTAGACGCAACAGACTTAAAATCTGTCAGTCAGTAATGGCTATGTGGGTTCAAGTCCCACCACTCTCACCAAACTAAACCTACACAAAACAATGCTAGGAGCTTTCAAACAGTTTCTTCCTCAGCCTCATTGCTTCAAGGACGAAGAGACTCGCTACAACGTCGGCCTCACCTGGATCGACGATCGTGGTCTGACTGACTCACACAACCTCCAGATCCAATACATCCGCAACTGCGAACGTTGGGCACTGGAGAAAGGCAAGCCACAACCAGATGGCTCATGGGTCTTTATCGAAGACAATGGCTGCGTTCACAGCATCACTGCAGAACGTGCCAAACACTTCATGGAAAAGACCCAAGAGAATGCCAACATCATGGTTGCCATGCTCGACAAACTTAAAGAGTCAGGAATGCTTGAAGAAGTAGTTGAAACTGAAGCAACCCCTGCCTAACCTGGCACGGGGAGAGCATCGACCCCGGTACACCCGGGGTTTTTTCATGATTTCACACGAACACTCATTGACAGATCTTCAACTTGTTCATCAAGTTATCGATCTTGTTCCATCCTGGACATGGCCTCTCGTCCGTAAAAAACTCTCAGAGATGTTTACGGACAACATGTCTAGTATCGTCCTGACCAAACTCACTGGTGACCCAGGGGGGTTTGAGCAGGCTGAAAAAATTCTCAACGATTATTACAACAACGAGGCAAACAACTATGAATTAATCGAGGATGCTTTTCGTATCCTTGGCACAACAGTAACCCTGACCGCTTTAGAAAACCTCCACCTCGACACCATTCCTCAAACCAATGCCTAGTCAAGAAAAATTCGACCCCACTTTCCGTTTCCAAGTGGGTGAACGCGTTGCAGACAAACCCAAGATGACTCCAACCAACATGGGTCAACGCTTTGGTACCGTCACTGATCTGATTCTTAAAACTCAGAAGACCAGGACTGGTACACGCCGTCGGAAGTTTATTCAAGTCAAATGGGATCATCTCCAACAACCTGTTGAAATAGATCAGATGCGCCTTTGTGCTGCTGAAAACATTGAAAAGGTTGTTGATGATTACCGTAACACCATGGATAATTATTACAGCGATGTAAAGCTGTAATGGAAAAACGTCCTTGGGGATACTTTGAAACCATCAAAACAGGCGAAGGTTTCTTAGTTAAAAAGATTTGGATTCATCCGAACCAACGCATCAGTCTGCAACGCCATTGGCATCGCTCTGAGAATTGGGTAATCGTTCAAGGATCCGGTAAACTTACCTGCGGTAACACCGTTACTCCAGCTGCTCCAGGGACCACTCTCTTTGTGCCTGAGAATGCCGTACATCGTGCAGAAGCAGGCCCAAAGGGACTTGGCATCATCGAGGTTCAACGTGGCTCTCATCTGTCTGAAACCGACATTGAACGTCTTGATGACGACTACAACCGTGTCGCTTAGCGGCTCAACATTTTCTAAACATCATGGCAGCACGCGTTAATTATCCTGTACCACCTTGTCCTAAGTGTGGTTGGGAAACAAATCGCGTCAAGAACACCTACTACAGCGAAGACGGTCGCATTGTTCGTCACAGAGAATGCGACGACTGTCAGTGGCGGTGGTGGACTTGTCAGTACCCAGAGCACATCATCAACACAGCTAAGTACTGCATTCGCATACCTCGCTGGGGTAACAAAAGTATGAAGCGTAAGCAGATTACGATTGTTCCTGTTGATCAGTAGATGTTTGAAGGGTCAACATGGTGTTCTCCAACTTTGAGACATCAAGGAGACCCTCGGCGCTGAACCATGGGGCATTTTCCCAGGAAAATCCCTTACCAAAGGTATTGTCAGGATTAACGATGTACCAATGACAACCCACATCAGGTACATCAACTGCACATTTGGACCAGTCATTCTCCCATTGCGGTACCTGTACCCACATTACGGATGCCAACACCAACGAGATAAATGACGTGAGCATGTTCAAACGTGGAGGTACTGCCAGATCAGCTTAGCTAGATCCATGTACCGAATCTTCCAATCCGCAATCAAACCATAGTGAGGCAACACCTCGCCATCTTCAATGTCTTGTTCAATTAGTTCAATGATTTTTTCTTTCAGTTCTTCTTTGTCCATAAAAAAAGGCCACCCGAAGGCAGCCTATCTAACAGTGTAACAACCGTCAAACGATCACTTCTTTCTTGCTATTATTGCGACGATCGTGATCTTTCTCCGTTTGAGCCCGTTGGACTTTGAGGTTTTGAGTACACAGGTAGCTGGTGAAAGCTTCCTTGCGCTCGTATGGAACTCCGCGATAGACGAGTTTCATTGTGGTTCTCCGCATAAGACTGTCCCCCGTTCCGTGGATCAGTTGGTTGCGCCTCCAAGATAGAGGTGAACGTTCCTTTATCTTACACCTCCTTTACACACTTGTAACAACCGCTACTGCAATGACACCCCAAGCAGCAAAAAAACGCCTGGCTAACGAGAAGGAATGGGCAAGCTCCAACACCTATTCCACTGGCCCAGTAAAAACTTTAAAAGAATGTAAGGACCGTTGGAGTATGCAAGAAGTAATGGATGAGCTTAACGTCAGTCGATACACAATCCACCGAAAGATAAAGGACAAGCTCTTTCCAAAGCCTTTGATGAAAAGTGGACGCAACCTCTACTTCAGGCGAACAGATATAGAACGATGGATGGAAGATAATCCTGCTTATGTCAAAAATGAGTACACCCCAAAGACTATGCCTGGTGCCATAGGTGTAGCTTTCACTGTAGAAGAACAGAAAAGAATCAAAGAAGCTTCTTCGTTTTTGAATGAAGAGCATTATCAAGGAAATATTTCATTGTTTATTGCAGAAGCAACGATGCATTATGTAGAGAGGATTGAAAGTAAATATATGGATTGATTCATGGGCATCAGCGCAGGTGCAGTCGCTGTGTAAGTCCCATACATAAGCACAACTTATCAAACTATCTCAATGCAAACCCTCAAGTTCTCTACCGGTAACGGTAAGCTCCGCAACAGACTAATCTTCTCACTGCCAGCAGGCTATTCATGTCCGCACGCTGGTGTCTGCCGTACCTACGCAGACCGTGTAACAGGCAAGATCACTGACATTCCCAACAACAATGGCACTGACGCAAAAGACTTCCGTTGCTTTGCTGCAATGAGTGAAGTGCGGCCCAATGTCAGAGAAGCACGCTGGCACAACTGGGATCTAATCCGTAAGACCATGTACAGCAATGGCAACCAAGCCATGTTGCTCCGTGATCTGATCGATGTCTCTCTTACGGTTACCAAACCTAAGAAACTAATCCGTGTCCATGAGTCTGGTGACTTCTGGACAGAAGAATATATGCGGGCATGGATGCTTGTTGCAAAGCAGCGGCCTAAGCAAACCTTTTATGCCTACACCAAGTCACTCAACATGTGGCTCAATCTCAAAGACCAAATTCCTAGCAATTTTTATTTGACAGCATCGAAGGGCGGTAACCTCGATGCAATTATAAATAAAAATCCTGACGTTTTTATTCGCACCTCACAGGTGGTCTATACAGAACAGGAAGCCGCTGACCTTGGTCTAGAGATTGATCATGACGACAGCCACTGCTTGGGTGACAAACCGTTTGCATTGCTGGTCCATGGCAGCCAACGTGCTAACACCGAAGCTTCCAAAGCATTATCGAAACGTAAAAAGGAAGGAGGCTTTGTTGGATACAGCAAGTAGGTTGCATAACCTACAAGATCTAATATCATCTGTTGGTTAATAAACTGACAGATGAGTTACGTCATCGCTACCTGGAAGAATGGTAAACCTCAAGGCATCAAACCTTGTATGGAAACCAACAGTTTTCAGCTGATCGATCTAGATTCAACATCTGCCCTTGGGCGGATTTATTCCCATCCTCACCGTGCTGGTGCTCAACAAATCCTGAACTGGATTAACAAAAATGACGAATATCTCGCAAGTCAAGAACTCAGCATTTGCGTTGAAGCCCGATTCAGAAAATGAAACGTGGTTAATTTTTGACATCGAAACTGATGGTCTTTACGATGAAGTTACTCTTACTCACTGTGTCGTTATCTATGACATTAAGAGAGGGCAGACTTTTACTTACGGGCCTGATGCTATTGATAGGGCTCTTGCTCATTTGGCAAGTGCCGATATTCTTATTGGTCACAATGTAATCTTTTACGATATTCCCGTACTCGAAAAGCTTTACAACTTCCAACATTCTGCACGGATTCTTGACACACTCATCTGCACACGACTCATCTGGCCCGCAGAGGTCTTATATGACCTCGACACAGAACAATATCCGGAAGTTCCACCTAAGTTGCGTGGATCCGCTTCACTTAAGGCCTGGGGATGGAGACTGGCCGATCATAAGATCGACTTCAAAGACTTCTCCGAATTTTCTGAGGAGATGTTGGCGTACTGCATCCAGGACGTTGAGGTCACTAAGAAACTTTGGTTACACATCGGGAAGCAAAACTACCCGGGATCGTCGCTTAAACTTGAACATGAATTTGCTTATGCAATTAACAAACAAATTAGAGCAGGCGTTCCTTTTGATATTGATGCAGCTCTTGATCTCGTGGATGTTCTTAGAGCAAAACAAAAAGCTATCGAAGAACATTTAGAAGAGATTTTTCCGCCCATCAAACACAGCGAATGGTTCACGCCAAAAGTAAACAATGCCAAACGAGGTTATGTTGCAGGACAGCCATTCGAAAAGATCCGATATGAGAAATTCAATCCTGGATCGCGTCAGCAAATTGTTGATCGACTTACACGAAAGTACGGATGGAAACCAGAAAAAAAGACTGAAAAAGGAAATCCAATTCTTAATGACGAAGTGTTGGAACGACTCCCATACCCCGAAGCAAAACCCCTAGCCGAATACATGTTGATCAAGAAACGTCTTGGTCAAATTGCAGATGGAAGTAATGCCTGGCTCAAGTTGGTTGACAATCAAACCAGCAGGATGCACGGCAATGTAATTACCAATGGCTGTATCACGGGGCGAGCAGCCCATAAATCTCCCAACCTCGGGCAAGTTCCCGCTGGTTATTCACCTTACGGTCATGAATGTCGCAGCTTGTTTCATCCACCTGATGGTTGGGACTTAATCGGTATTGATGCCAAAGCATTGGAGCTACGCTGTTTGGCTGGGTACTTAGCACTGTGGGATGACGGAGAGTACGCAGCACTGGTTGTGAATCCAGAAGTAGACATTCACACCTATAACCAGGAGCAGTTCGGTGTTGAAACCAGGGACATCAGCAAGCGTCTTCTGTACGGGATGTTGTACGGCTGTGGTGCAATTAAGGCGGGGACAATCATTGATCCAAATGAGAAGAACCCCGACAAGCTTGCAACCATGGGTAAGGCAGCCATCAACGGCTTCATGACTGGTGTCCCTGCGCTTAAAAAGTTAAAGAATCAGATTGAAGAAACGATTGGAATTCGTGGGTATTTGATTGGTCTTGATCGTCGTCCTCTGGTTTGCAGGTCTGCATTCAAAGGACTGAACGTCTTGCTTCAATCAGCTGGTGCAATCCTGATGAAACAGGTTGTCATCAATACCCACAAGAACATTGAAAGCCGCTTGGGTTTACCTCACGGACACCAATGGGAACAGATGCTGATGATCCACGATGAAATTCAGTTGGCTTGCTTGCCGCAGCACACAGAAAAAATTCGTGAAGAAGCCATGAAAGCATTCCCAGAAGCTCAAGAATTTTTTGGATTTAGATGTAAGATTGAGGGCGACTCACGCGTAGGTCATTCCTGGGCGGAGACGCATTGATCCCCACGTCCTAGGTAAGACGTAAAACTGCCAACACATTTCCGTACCTACGATGAACTTCGTCACAGTGTGCGCTCAACTCCGGGAAGATCCCCGCGAGGCTTTCACGGGCGCAACCAATACAGTCATGCGCTGTAAAATCACACTCCCTCCTTATGGGAAGAAAGCTCCCACTGATCTTGAGCTGACTATTTATGGTGAGAGGCAGGGCAACCGCTTCCGTGCCATGAAGAAAGGCATGGGTGTCTACATCCATGGTGCCAAGATCCAATACGACTTGGAATCCAGGGCGTTCTCATTGCACGGTGGAGTGGTAACTCCTGTCGATGTTGAACAGTTTCCAATCCTGAACAACGTGGTATTGGCGGGTCGGTGTGTTAAGGACATCAATCCTGAAGACACACGGCAGTGTAAGACCACGCCAAACCACATGATCACAAACCAAACTCTCTCTGTTGTCACCAAGAAGGGAGAGTCAAACCTGTTCAACTTCTACGCTATCAATGGTTTCGACGATCGCTTCCAGCCTGCGAAGCTAATCGCTGACTACACCAAGAAAGGCACTGGTCTGACAATCGAGGCACGCATCGTCACTGATTCGTGGACCGATAAAGAAACCAAAGAGCAACGCACGCTAACCAAGCTGCAGCTCATCAATATGACCTTGGCACCCAAAGGTATTGCTGATCAAAAGCCTGTCGAATCAAAAGCAAATGTGGCAGGCGGACAGGAGGTGACATCTCTTTGGGGTGGACGTACCGGTGATCCTGAGGAACAAGAAGTTCCCAGCTCTCCGCATCAAGCAGCAATTGCACCAGAACCTGCCAGTGATCCTTGGAAGGTACAAGAACCAGTGGGTGCAAGGGGGAATCTTCCTGATCTCCCTGGTGCCTACGGTCCTCCACCGACCGATGATGAAAACGCTCCATTCTGATGACAATTGATCAGCTGCAGTTGTTGGTATTGCTTCTACTTCCGGCAATGCTAATGACAGTGTTATTAATGTTTACATTCGCTGCTGGCGGATAGAATTAAAATCGTCCTGGGCATGACGTAAAACTGCCCGCTTTTCATTTCATGACTACGAACCTCACTGTGAAAAAAGCCTCATCCATCACCAAGCGCAGCCTTGACTCCTTCCGGATGTTCCAATCCAAAGAGTTTGTCTCTGGCTACCAGAACCTCGTTACGATTCAACCTCTGAACAAATCCAAGACCCGTGGTTGGTTCATCCGCAAGTCCGATCTGGACACCTGCAACTGGACTGCCAAGGAAACTGACTTCGATAAAGGCTCGGTCCTTTGGGATTACAAGCAAACCTTTGGCTCGGCACCATACACCTCCATCGAAGAAGGACTGAACTTTATTATCCCTCGGCTGCAGATCCTGCTGCGTTCACCACTGATGGTTGAAGAAACCAGTGGCATGCGTCAAACCATCGGCACCTTCGAGGATCCTCAAGCCAAAGAACTCTTTGAAGCAGACAAGATTGCATCTGATGAGGCGAATGCCAAAGGTGAGATGTACAAGCGTAAGTATGCCGTTCGCACCAAGTACCTGGTCAACATCCTGACCAAGGACAATGTGCCCGCTCATAAGGTTCCCATCGTCCTTACCCTCAAAGGTTTGAACGGCACGGACATGGCCGAAAAGGTCAAGATGTACGAGAAAGAAATGTCCAAGTGTCTGTGCAAAGCACTGGACGCTGAAGTGCCCTTGGCTTTCAATGAAAAGTTCTTTGCCACCACGGTCTTCATCCCAACTCTGGTGAACGACATGCGTGGTGCAAACAACGTCGAGATCTGCTGTATTGAAGGGTTTGACATCCCTGATTACAGCGATCAAGACACAGCCATTGCATCACTAGACAACCTCACTATCCCGGATGACAACCGGGAGAGTGCTTGGAAGGTCCAGGAGCTGTTTGAAGATTACATCAACCAGCATGCCAAGCAGGACGCTGAAAAGCTCGGTGGCAGCTACGGCATGAAGGACGGTCTAATGATCGCCCCTGCCAATCGCACTATCGATGCACCTGCCCTGCCTGCTCAGCAGAATCCTACTGGCGAAGACGCCTCACTTTGAAGTAATATCTGGGTTGGACACGTCCTGCTCATCGACAGAAACATTCTGGAAGATGAACATGTCTTGGATCAACCCACGAATTACACCTTGTCTTGTGGTGGCGATCGTGGCTAACATGGTCGCCACTTCTTTCAATGTGGAGGTTGATTCACAATCATCTACGAATCGCTTAATCTTTTCCAGCCAAAACTTATCGTCCAACGTTGGTTCAATCTGGAATTGACTTAACGAAACGTACTTGATGTTGTCCATGTGATATCCAAGATTGTTTGGATGTTACATACATCTTACCAAACTCAAACTATTCAAATGGAAACCAAAACCAAACTAAATGAGGCACAGTCTCTCATCTATTGTCGTTCTAATTTACGCCGAGCATTTGATGACTTTGATGACACTGACATTGCGGGCATCAGTCTTGTTGGCGACAACGTTTGCATCACTCGCACTGACGGCACCAGCCAAGAGTTTCCCAGGGAAAAGGTTTGCGCCGCATTTACGAAGTTCACAAACAGACTACCGAACTTCTTTGCGTACCTTGGACCTAATTATCGTGGACCCAGTGCATGGCGGGACAACGGTTATGTCCTGTTCAAAGGCTGGTCATACATACATGCATTAGGCGAACGACTCCATCCCAGTGCTCGTTTTCAAGCACGGTTTGCTGATCAGCTCATCCATTTCGATACGAAAGATTCTTTACTCCCTGTACTCCAAAATGAACAGTTCGACATTGGGTATCTCATTGCACCGGACGGGTTTCACATTAAACCTCGGCTCCTTGACCTGGATGGTGAGTTTGACGAAGAACAGGAAGAGCAAGCTAGTTTTGGCGAACCTTACTGCTCTTGTGGGTCCTTTCAGCGTCAGTTCAATCATCTACAAGCGTTCAAGGAAGAGATCCCACACTTCAAACCACGTTGCAAACACCTGAGCTGGGTAGAGAAGTACCGCGAGTTCATCAGCAAGCGGTCTCAGATTCGGATTGAATGCAACGACGTACCAGAAAAGTGTGTTGCCTGGTGGTACGCACCGCCTGAAGACGGCAATACAAAGGGACGCATGACTCTTATCCATACCAAGTCCGGTGTAAATGCACCGCTCAGTCACTGGCGGCACTACCGCAAAGGCGAAACTTTTACAGAAGATGACAGTTGGGAACTCTTCGACAACATGCTCGAAGCAGGCTATGTCCCATATCCCGGTGACAGCCTGCAACAGCTCAAGGGCATCTGGAAGAAAGGGGGTTGACACACCCCCTTAGACTCCAGGTCCTGGTCACGACCTAAAACTGACGGACACCTAAACCATTCCTTCAATGTTCGAGACCATTCTCGCTACCGCTCTTCCCATTCTTCGAGATCTTCTTTTGACAGCAGCCGCCGGGCTGCTGGCATATGCAATGAATCGAATCCAATCCCACGTCACCTCCTTCTGATACCAACCGTGGAACAAATTACTCAAACTAAACTAGAAAAGCTCAACGTCCTGCAGCTTTACCAGCACTATGGTGCCCTGGAACGCTCTTTTCCTCTTCTCACTCCTGAGTCCCAAGACTTGGCGCGGGCAGAGTTGGAAGCCTGTTCTAAGCTACGGTCTGAAAAGGTGGATCGTATCTACTACGCGCTCGCCCATCACGAAGACAGTGCGGAACGCGCTAAAAAAGAGAAAGTAAAACTACAGGAGGCACAAAAGCACCACGAATCTCAGGTTCGGCAGCTAAAAGAACTGGTCAAGTATTTGCGCCGTTCTTTGCCCCTTGATACCAACAAGATCAATGGGCGTAACTATCAGTTCACTGTATCCAAACGCAAGGAGCTAGCAGTTGAAATCAAAACGGATCCGCAGTTATGGGAACCTTCTGAACAAGATTCCTTCTGTATCCAGCAAGAAGTGTGCGTCACTAAGCACACCGTGGTACGTTCAATGTCAGGAGAAGTTCTTGAAGAAAGAACGGAACCCAAAACAACTACAGAAATCCTCCCGAATCTCGATGCAATACGCGACGCCCACACGAACGGACAGCAACTACCAGACGGAGTCAAAGTCATACAAGAATTTTCGATACGAACACGACGCCTCGTTAGCAATGAATTGGAAGTGGAAGCACCCGAATATCTCGGGCAATCTGTACCAGAAGTTGGAGGCACCGACGGATCTGTCTGACGCACAGATCAAGATGCAGTGCTACCAGCAAACCATGAAGGACATTGAGCTTCAAATCGAAGCCAATGAACTGGAAACATCAATGCTTTGCAATGGTGATGACATCCTTCCTGGTAACGCAGATAAAGTTGAAGAGCTTGAAGCTAAAAAGCTGAAGCTTCTCAACAGCAAACGTTTTCACCAGAACGCTGCTAACTGCTATTGGTACTGGATTGCTCGGCACGAAAACTAGGGCCGATACAATTAAATGAAACGGCGGTGTTCCTATGACGCAAAATCCTGATCAGTTAACTAACTTGATTGCGGGGTTTACGCAGGAAGGGACACCGCTTTCTGCTATTGCTGGCTCCAAGAATGAGTGGGGAGTCACGATTCTGACCGCTGCAATGCTGGCGAATGAAAGCCTCGCAGCACAAATGAATGCTGAAGAAATGGTTGATGCAGCCATCAGCTACTACAACATTATCCAAGAACGTATTGGTTACTACGAGAAAACCAAGACGAATTCACTTGAAAAACTGTACGAACAGTAGTAGACAAACTGTTTTTTAATACTAAGATTCGTAGGCAATTTCGCTTACTTACTGTGCTTAAAGCAATTAAAGCATTCTCAGTTGCTTGCATCTCCTGTCTGATTGCAAGCCCCGTCCTGGCTGGACCTTACTTAAACATTGAGAACAACGCAGGTTGGGACAAGAAAGGTAAGGGTACTGGTCACGGTACTGACATCCATGTTGGTATTGAAGGCACCACCGGTGCACTTGGATGGTACCTCCAGGGTGGTCCTTACCTCTCGAACCCTGCCACCGGCAGCAACAGCACTGACCTCAGCGCCAAGACTGGTTTCTCTGTAGCAGCTACCGAATCACTGTCAATCTACGGTGAACTGTCTGGTGTCTTTGCTGATGATGCCTCCTATGGCTCCAAAGCAGGCCTAAAGTGGAACTTCTGATTTTTTAACTACATATTGATAAGCCCGCATCAAGCGGGCTTTTTTATTGTCCAGACTACAAGCCGTAAAATAGAGAGACGGAAATAGTTTTAACAGAAGATGTCGCAGACAAAAGCCCAACTTATCAATGATCTGGTTCAGGCTCTTGCATTTATTACTACGGCAAGTGCGCCGACCAATGGCGTGTTTTTGTCTGCCTCTAACACGCTGGCAATATCAACCAACTCAACCCAACGCTTAACAGTTGACAGCTTAGGCCGGTTGTTGGTTGGAGTGAACAGCACTTCCGCTGCCGCAACTGCAATCTTTGAAGACAATAGTGCTTCTAATGGACCGTCAATCGTTTATCTAAGCAGCAGTTCTACAACACCTGCAGACAGTGCTGGACTTGGTTTAATTCGTTTTTCGGCTGCCAATCACAGCCCCACGGCACAAATCGCGGCACGTCGAGACGGTGGAACATGGACTGCAGGTAGCAGCCAACCCTCAAGGATTGAATTTTCCACCACAGCAGATGGTGCAAGCAGCTCGACTGAGCGCCTACGCATTACATCAACTGGCGCGTGGGCGATTGAAGGCGCATCGAACTACGGCACCAGCGGTCAGGTTCTAACCAGCAACGGTAATGATGCACCAACTTGGCAAAATGCTTCAGGCGGTGGTGGTTCGGGTGATTCAATTAGCGAAGGCAACACAAGCGTTGAGTGTGTCGATACTGGTAGCGACGGTCATATCACATTCGACACTGAAGGCGTAGAAAGAATGAGGATTGATAATGCAGGAAATGTGGGGATCAATGAAACAAGCCCATCAACAGTAGGTTTTGGCTCAACTCTCCGAATCAAAGGGGTAAGTGGTGTAAGCGGTTTGTTTGCTGAAGGTGCAAGTGGAACTGCATGGTTTGGTTTTTACTCAGGCGACTCCACCACCAATACACCAGCTCTTCTTTATCCCTACAACGGTAATATAAGGATCGGCGTAACTAATGGCGTAACCACAGGCGGGTTTGCAGAAAGGGCTCGCATCGACAGGTACGGCAACGTTCTTTTAGGCGGATCAACAGCACCCACCTCTGCCAGAAATTCACTATCCTTATTTAACAGTGTTGCGCCTTCTGCAAGCGTTACTAATGGTGTTGTTCTTTACGCTCAGGATGTCAGCAGCAGCTCTGAGCTAAAAGTTCGTGATGAAGCTGGCAACGTGACAACGCTGTCGCCTCACAATTTTGACCTTATCCCAGAAGGTCCATCTGAAGATATGGCATGGAGCTATTACTCAGAAAAAGACGGCAAGCGCATTAATGTTGACATGTTGAAAGCTGTTCGTTTGCTTGAGCAGTTGACTGGTGAGCAACTGGTATTTACTGGTTGATTTAGCCAGCTGCCTTTATACTTCACCTACAACAACTTTTCTCCGGAAACGTTTGATAAAATAAAAACAAAAGCATTTAAAAAATGACTGTCACTACCACCTGGAATGTCGGAAATTTAGATTCCGCACCGACCGAAGGTTCTCTCACTGATGTAGTGAAAACCGTGCACTGGACTGTTTCTGCTGAAGAAACTGTCACCGTTGATGGTGTTGAAACCACCTACACTGCTTCCTCTTATGGTTCCGTCGGTCTGGAAGCTCCAGACGCTAATGACTACACTGCTTTCGCAGACATCACTCTTTCTGGTGCCATCGATTGGGCCAAGGCTGCCATCGGTTCTGATGAAGTAACCGCCATCGAAAGCGGTTTAACTGCCAACATCACTGAACAAAAAACCCCCTCTATCGAATCTAAGGCATTACCCTGGGCTTGATAATTAACCTATAATTTGTTCAGTCCTTATCCACTACCATGGCCTCTGTTCAGGAAAAGTTTGACTCCACCGTTGCAGAACTGCAAGCAACCGTTGAGGAGTACAACAATGCTCTTAAAGTGATGGAAGTAGCCAAAGAAAAGGCCATTGCCCTTCAAGGTGCTGCACAAACTCTTCGGGAACTTATTGATGGTGAAGCAGCCCCTGTTGTTGAACCTGAAGTAGTCACCCCGGAAGCCGAGTGAAGTAAAATAGGAACATATAAATAAGTTCCTATATCTAAATGGCCTACATTGGACAGCAACCGGTAGTCGGTCGTTATATTCTCCTGGATCAAATTTCAGGAGGGTTTAATGGGACGACCAGTGGATTCACAATGTCCACCGCTGGTGGTGTCCAAGGTGTAAAACCAGGCCTTGCCCAAAACGTTCTATTGTCACTAGGTGGCGTTATCCAGCAGCCCGGGGTGGATTACACCATCTCGGGCTCTGGTATTACATTTACAACCCCACCAGTTGCTGGTACAACCTTCTTTGCTACTGTCCTTGGTGATGCGCAGTCCGTTGGGACCCCAAGTGACGGTACCGTAACCCCTGCATCGATTGCAGCTGGATATGATTTTGCATTCCCCAACGTCAATGTTACGGGCGTAACCACTATTGCATCAGGGGTTGCCGCCACCCCCTCATTGTCTATAACCGGGGACGCAGATACAGGCCTATTCAGTTCCGCTGCAAATAGTGTTGGTGTGTCTACGGGCGGCAGCGAGCGACTCAGGATAGACGACTCAGGCCGCTTGTTAATCGGCTCTTCTGTTGCAGGTGATGCTGATGCAGACAACATCAATGTCGCTGGAGGAGGCAACGTAGGCGTTACTTTCCGTGGTTCTAGTAGTGGAACTGGAAACATCTTTTTTGCTGATAATACTTCAGGTGATGACTTAAAGCGTGGGCAGATTGTCTACAATCACTCTGGCAATTCAATGCGTTTCCACACAAATGCTGTGGAGCGCCTACGCATCGATAGCTCTGGGCGTGTAGGTATTAGCCTTACGAGTCCTGAAGTTAATTTACACACAAAAGAAAGCATTCTAGTTAGCAACACTACTGCTGGCGATGGTAATGGAAGAATTCAAATCAGGGCTGGTGCGGCTGCAATAGACACTTCCACGCATCAAATTAGATGTGGAGGGGGATCAGGGCAAAGCCTGCTAATTGAAAATCAGACTAATTCGGCAGGATCGCTAACCCTGGCGTCTAATCATGCAAGTGGCACTATTAACTTCAAAACGAACAGTGCCGAGCGCCTACGCATCGATAGCTCTGGCAATGTTGGGGTTGGAACTACGTCAATCGACGAGCGTTTACATGTTGAAGGTAGTGGTTCTAACGAAAGAATAAAAATAGAAAACACGACGTCCAACATTGCTGGGCTTGTAATGCTTAATACGAGCCGTCGTTTTGACATTCAAGTAAACGGCAGCGATTTTCAGATTTTTGACAACACAGGCGCTGCAGAGCGCCTACGCATCGATAGCTCGGGCAGGCTGTTGGTTGGCGCGTCTAGTAGTTCTGGCGTTGGCGCAAAGCTACAAGTTATTGGAGATCTAGGGGCACAGTTTCATAGAGGCGAAAATAGTGCTGGTGGTGCAAGCATTACGATTTCAAAATCTAGAAATACTACTTATGGCTCAAATACTATTGTTCAAGATGACGATACAGTCGGAATTGTTGCGTTCCGCGCTGATGACGGCACTGACTACAATAGTTACGCAGCTCTTATTGGCTGTCACGTAGACGGCACCCCTGGCTCGAATGACATGCCAGGTCGCCTTGTGTTCTCAACCTCAGCGGACGGTGCAAACAGCCCGACCGAGCGAATGCGAATCGACAGCGCGGGAAATGTTGGTATTGGAACAACTTCACCTGACGCTAAATTGCAGCTAGTTCCTCCTGCTGTTGATACAAATATCTTTTCAATTAGACGCCAAGATCACGCAAGCATCAATCTGTTTCGTTTCTTTCAAGATAGCAATGTTGCGCAGGGAACAGGTGCTGCTCATTTAAACACTTCAAATAGGGATTTAATCATCACTGCCTCATCTACAGGAGATACAGATGATGGTATTTATCTAGAAACTACTGGCGCAGTTGGCATTGGGACAACGTCGCCGACCGAAAAACTGAGTGTTGCCGGTAAGTTACATATAACAAACGATATTGTTCTAGCTCAGACTAACGGTAGATTTGATTTTGATAATGGTAACAGTAACGGCGCTTTAAGATTCCATTCGACAAGTGGAAATGCTGAGCGGATGCGCTTGACCTCAGCTGGGCGCCTCGGACTCGGAACGACCTCACCAGTTCGCGACTTCCATAACGCTAATGGCGTATGTTTAACGACAGGCACCGCACCTCAGTATCGCCTTAATGGAACCGCGAGTGATGGCGATGACAATGATCGAGCTATTTTTGGTTTAGCAACTGCTAGTAATCATTTCTTCAGTAGCGCAAGTGCTGGAGATGCAGTTTTAAGGACAACAAATGCCGGCAATCTCTTGTTTGGCGGAGGCACTACCGAGCGGATGCGGATTACTAGCGGTGGTGATCTTTTAATTGGTCAAAATTCAACCGATATTCCTGGATTTGGCAATACAACCTTAGGCGCAGCTTTTGAAAGTCTTGGGGCGGATGGAACGGCTCTTTTTATTTCAAGATCAGGTAATGTTGCTGCTGGTTTTAACAGGGCTCAAGATGGCGCCATTGTTCATTTCAGCAGTGCAGGAACTGTTGAAGGCACCATCACCATTTCTGGCACCACCACCTCTTACAACGGTGCTCACCTTTCTCGCTGGTCACAGCTTGCAGGCGGTGCAGAACGCATTGAAATCTTGCGTGGCTCTGTACTGAGCAACCTTGATGAGATGTGCGAATGGGGCGAAGAAGATAACGAACAGCTAAACCGTATGAAGGTCAGTGATGTCGAGGGTGATGTCAACGTGGCTGGCATTTTCCAAGCCTGGGATGATGACGATGACACTTACACCAACGACTTCTACTGCGCGATGACGGGTGACTTTGTTATCCGCATTGCTCAGGGCACAACCGTTGCACGCGGTGATCTGCTGATGTCTGCTGGTGATGGAACGGCTAAGCCGCAGGATGATGACATCGTGCGTTCCAAGACCATTGCCAAGGTGACTAGCACTACGGTCTCAACGACTTACGCAGACGGCAGCTATTGCGTGCCGTGTGTCCTCATGGCTTGTTAATTATTTATTTAAACCTATGATTTTTAAAATCCTAATCACCGTCCTTGCCTTAGCGCCTAACGCTTTGATTGGTTACGTTTACTTCAATCGTGATGCAATCATTCAGCAACAGAAGGACGCTTTAATGAAAACATTAAGCGGTCAGTTGACTGAACAGCTCAGTAAACAAACCAAAGCCCTTACAGGCAACATGGACTCTTTGTTTACTGATAAGATCAAACCAGAAATGGACACCCAACATCAAGGACAACTTGATGCTCTGCCCAAAGAAACAGGCCCTGCGATTCCTTTCACAACACCGTGATCAACATTCCGGACATTGGGGTACGATCCATACGGATTGTGCAAATTCCTGATGTCCACTCTTGGACACAAGTTGCACCATTAAATATTCCTCCCGCACCACCAGTAACCTTGGAGATCGGGCTACCGATCATCAACATCCCTGGTTGTGTTGAAGCACATGAACAGAACAACAAGTCATCTACAATTTTCAAAGATGACAGTAATGGTATAAAAGTATTCTGTGATGCAGGACTGCCTTCCTACAATCCAATCGACTACAGCCCAGAGCAATTAATATACACAACCATCCCCGGCATCCCTAATACACCAACATCCCCTCCCGCCGACACACCTGAAGTCCCTAGCCAACTACCCAGTCCTGGAGCGGGTTTTAAGCCTCCTGCACCCAGCAACGACGAAGAAGAGTGCACGGAAAACTGCGAAGAGCAACCAAAAAAGGTTGAGGAAATTAAGCCAGAAGAGAAGTTAGAACTTACCGATTATTTACCTGACTTACCTACAACAACTACCACGGCAGTTATTGCGATTGTTGCAACCTCTTCTGCTCTATTAGCAAAGCCGCTTGCCGACTTGCTTCTAAAACTGATAAAACCGACTGTGAAGCAGGCCCAGAAGAAACTGCTTGACGCACTTGGGAAGAAGACGAAGACTGAATCGGTGCGTGAACGTGTCCTTGCTCAGCGTGATCGGAACCGTGCGATTCTTGCTTTACGGCGGGCTTTGAAGAAATAGGAATTGAATGAGTATGTTGTGGAAGATGTCCTGGCGGATTAACCAGAATTACATCCTCACATACTTTGAAATATCGTGATTTGGGATGAAACATAATACCTTCCTTCTTCAAATTTCCACAATGTTTTAATCTTCCGATCTCAAAATCTAATCGCTTTGTAGCCAATATTTGCTGCTGTATTGCAGTTTGAGTATCAACTGCTGTTTTACAACGCTCTTGCAATCCGCCATCCAAAGGAATAGACAGCGTGGCAGACAGGCCAAAATTAACGTTATTCGAATTCTTTTGCCCAGTACGCACAGGGACTTGGTACAAAACATCTCCCGGATTTAACAGATTTCCATCATCATCTGCCCGCATGTCATACACATTATCCAAATAATGTGATTCATACGGAACTTGCCAAGAACTACCTGCCGTTACAAAAGGAGTAACGTTCAGCGTTGGTCCCTGGCAACTGATTCCATTTGAATAGGTGTTGGTGATGTAGGGTCCTTGTAAAACCTGGATTGCCTGGTTTGTAACTGAACCGCTACTGTTAGCAATAGGATTAGCAGTTGCAGAAACGCCACCGACAGTATTGCTGTAAGCCGGAGAAGAAACTAAGGTGGCACAACCTACTGCGTAAAGATAGATGTGGTTTCTGTGACGCTTTGGATCTCGGTAGTTCTTTCGATCACCGTGTGGTTCGATAGCCCTGCACCTTGGTAGGTCTCTGTAAACGTGAAAGCGCCGCCAGGTGTTTGCAACGACCAGTTGGGCTTGTTTTGTAAATCCAAACCAGTCCATGTGCTAGTGACTCCATTCACCGTATTGCTGTTTCCGGTAACAGCCCCTGGTGAAATACTAGCTCCTGAATGTTTGATATTGGTACCAGTCACGGAATACTGAAAACCCGTGTTGTAGTCCATTGAGTTAATAACTTCAGAAACTTTTGTCGTTGTTTCTGTTCTTGACGTCATTGACCCCTGCTGAAAGTTGGGCACCACCGGAACGCTATACGCTGACTGAAATAACCCATGAAGAATCCCCAGGATTAAACCTAGTCCGATACCTTCTTGTAAGCGTGTCATCTATCGCACAGTCACTTCGGTCACAAATTGTCCGATCGCAGTTGTACCTGCGCCACCAGGGTTAATCGTAGTAATACCCGCTGAATTGATGACGCCGCTTAAGGTACCAGCCACGCCTCCAGCAGTAGTAGTCACAGTTCCGTAAGCAGGTAAATTAGACACAGTGCCAGTGGAAACAGAGACACCTGTAGGAATAGCATCACCGTAGGTAAACGACTCAGACAGGCTGAAAGCAGATCCTGAGGTAGAAATTCCATAGCTACCAGCTCTTAAAGTTGCGGCGGCGGTAACACTTGATGGCGCAGTCAAGCCGCCCATAGTCGAAATACTTGCGTTATTTCCTGCAACAGAATAAGTACTGCCAATGCGTGTTGCTTGTGTGGCAGCAGCGTCAACAGTAAGTTGGACCGATGAACTCATGCGATGAATAATATCCGCTTGTGCAGCACCAGGAGCCAAACTTAATACTGCAGCTGTAGCCAAGATAGTTTGGGTTTTCATTACTTATAAGTTACTTATACCCCAAGTTTACCATTGGGTAAAATTGGGATTGAGGATAATATCTAACAATGAAACTAGGACCTAACCCAAAAGAATTAACTGAATATTTAGGTAGTTTAGTTCCAGTAGGTGTCCTCACTTGGGCCTTGGCAGTTTTAACTGCAAGCTACCTTGGTATTGCGACCAAGATTGATGCAGCTTTTATTTCATCTTTGGTAACAAGTGTCCTTGCTGTGTACGGCATCTCTAAAAAAGATGACGGTAAAAAAGGCACTACAATAAAGAAAACTACCCCAACCGAAGGTAAGGGTAAAGAAACGTCTCCAGACCAAAAATTCACTGCTCCAAAGATCCCATCACCGGATACCGGAAATGAAAAACAAAGCTAGAGACAAACAGATCAGGGTGAATGTTTGTTGGGAAACAGCAGACGAACGCAAGTGTCACACGTTTAATAAGGATGAAGCCTACGCATTAAAAACCGCCATCGAAAATGACGGCGGTACAGTGTGGTGGTTTAGCCCTGTCGAGTGATCAATCTTTAGGGAACAAACCGTTCTTGATAAATAACACGGCCTGGTCATCGATAGTGTTGTCGGTGCTTTCCGCCAGCTTGGTAAGAAGATCTACGATCAACTTCTTGACTTGCGGAGAGTTTAAAAATGTGAACAGAACGGGACGAATTAAAGCAATCATTTTGTTACCGGTATAGTCTCACTTATTCTACGGACATAGATCAACGTAAAATAATGAACTACCTATCAAATTCATACTCTGCCTCGACGTGAATCTCTGTGGCGTCTTCAGGATTCCCTTGTTGACATGCTTTCCGAACTTTTCCGGCGTAGTAATCAACAGGTGCAAAGGAATCATTAAGATCCGGCTCTGAACTAAAAAAATCGTCAAAGTCTTTCTGATCTACCGTGTAAGACCAGTTTTTTTCCTCACTTGCCATTAAACGTCGTAAACTTTACACATTGGAGCAGATGGATTGTGCTCGCAGTAACACTCTACACAAGTTACTTCGCCTCTATCGCATGGACACGGAGACTTTTTACCGAAGAGATTCTTAAACGCTTTAAAGACTTTTTTCATGGTCTTGTGGCAAGTGGTACAAGAACTTGAGGGAATGGGTTGTCGGGCGTGTGTTCGCGATCCCAGGCAGTTTGCCATTCCGACAAGGAGTGTTCGTGTTCAGTCGCCCCAGTAAATCCTGGGCCTAAGTCACACTCAATTGCGCTTACTTCAACCGTGTCTTCATAAAGGATCCTGGAAAAATCCTCAAGCAAAAGCAACGGAATCGGATCCGCAATTTCAATAACTATACCAACAGCATAATCAATTAATTCATTGCGTGTATTTGAAATACACAACATATAATCGCCAGGATTTAACGTGAAATACAATTCATTCCCACGGTCAAGACGAGCAGAATTAAAGGTGTTATAGAAATCTGAAGTAGCTCCCATGAAGGAACCTGCGTAAGGATATGCAACGTTACCGTCACTATCCCTGGTAGCAATACTGTCTTCTTGAAATATGTTTCTTGCTTGTATTGGATTGCGATTTAAATCATATGCGGACAGGTTTATATGTTTCGATCGATCACCACCTTTAGCTGTAATAATCCAGCCAGGTGTATTTAAAGTAAATTTGAACCAGTGGTTATAAGTATTGCCGCCATAGCCGCCATTCACTACTTGGTTGGTTGGCCCAAGCTTTCCACGGAGATATCTAACCGAGGTCTGTGCAAATGAGCCAATTGGAAACGGATCTTGAGCCGTCCGCTGTCTTTGGCTCAATTGGTTACGGGCCATTATTTATAATTATTTGTCTATCCTTCATCATAATCTGGGGCATCTTTAACACAAAGAGGATGTGCAATAGTCGGTTTGTATTGATTTTGCACTACTTCTTGTGTCTTGCCGAGGAGTCGGGCACGACTCATAAGCATTAGTTTCTCCGCTTCATACTTTGTACAGAACGGATGGATACGTTTTGGTGGCATACCTGCGTTCCAAGTAGACACCATATGTAGTGGGTTGCCACACCAAGGGTTTCCGCAGACTCTAGTCACGAACATCGAGCCGACATCACCCCATGCAGCCTGGTAGATAGCCTTATGTACATTCACACGTTCTGATTTTTGCTTGCTGTATATCGCCCGGTAAGACGGCATGTAAATACGCTGCGGACCTTTTGAACCAGGTAAGTCGATTTTCCAGCAGTCATTTATATCAGATACCCCAATTCGCTTCCAAAGTTTTTCATATTTAACTTTGTATTCAGGATCCATGTAATTGATATCAAATCCACAGATGTTGGACTTGATTTTCAAAACGCAGTGATAACACCAGTGGTGTGTCATGTCCCGAATTGTATGCCCATGTGGACAGACGAATCCCCTGTAGTAGCCATGTTCTCGTAGTTTTTGGTCACCGAGAAGATGAATGTCCCGGACGTAGCGGAACTGAGCTTCGCTCACGATGTTTGCCATGTCAGCCCCAGGGATCCAGGTAGTGTCGTTGTGGTCTCATTCTGTGGCTGACTAGCAGCCGCAGGCGGTTGTCTTTTTCAGTATTGAGGATGTCGTGGACAACTGCATGGTTGTCTGGACATTCTCCCGTCCGAAGGTAATACACGACGCGATGTGCATGAAACACTTCGTTATCAATAGAAACCAAATAATGACCAGAAACTTTATCTTTTCTTGTTACAAAACGTTCCTTTTCGATCCAACGGAGTCCACTTGGGTGCTCATCAGTCAACTCCAAAAGTTCCTCGATACGCCAGAGCGGAGGCATCTCCCGATAGACCCGTGACATAAAACACACTATGAGAGAGAATTTTTCTATACCTAATATAAACGCCATTTTCGGGATTTTGTCGTTGTTCATAGTGTGTTTTAAAGAGTCTTATGAGAAGCACCATAGACAAGGACACTTTGCCCAAAGTGGCGTCTGGCTTATCTATAAAAGAAAATACGTTCATAGTGTGTTTTGTGCACCGCAGGGTTCTTGGTTTGGTCTCAACCTAAGACTTAAAGGCCATAAAAAAGCCTCCCGCTGGGGACGGAAGGCTCGGGCAGCTCAACTACGCTCGGGCTCAGCTTACCTCAGCCAGCTTCTTTTTCGTGCGTTTTGTTTTTTTCTTTTTCCTCTTCGATACCGTTTCCAGTTCCACGCCGTGATCGACCTCCTGTAGGACATCCTCAAAAATCCCACCAAATTGCGACGCGACTGTCTCCCACGCAAATTGCGGATCTGTAGCTCTCTGATGACAGAGTTCCGCAACCGCCTCACGTTTACCTGGGTTTTCGTAAAGTTCCGTAAGGAGTTCAGCCAGGTGGTCCCCCGACGGGCACGGCATTTCTCGGGCATAGTTCGTGTCTACATCAACGTGATCACATCGGATCAGCTTGCCATAACCTTCAAAGATTTCTTTGCAAGATGTGTGGTTCGGGACGATTTGGGCGACCTTACATGCCGCATGTTCAAAGTTGACCAGGCCCCAGCCCTCACCTTTGCAGGTATTTACACCTACATCACAGGCGTTATAGATGCAGTTCAGCATGTCCACCTCGACGTTGGGCGGATGATCCCCTTGGGCAGTACGGATGATTCGACCGTTTGGATCGAGGCCTTGCTTCTTCATTTCCCGTGCGAACACCGGCATGATGTCCCAGCCTTGGTCCTTGCCACCCATGTGTAAATACAGCTGAGCGTCCGGTTTGTCCTTGGCAAACTTGGCAAAACCTTCGATTGTGATGTCGATACGCTTGCGGAACTGGTTCCGGTTGCCGTTGAAAACAATGAAAATATCAGGATCCAGGCCCAGTCGTTTCCGGGCTTCCTGCTTATCCATCGGATAGAACTGATCCGGTGTCATGCCATGAGGAATCACGGCAACAGGCTTGGTGATACCACCGGCAATAAATTCGTGTGCGCCGAATTCGGTGTAGGAAATGACGGCATCCCACTTGTTGGCGGTATCGGCCAGGCCGCCGATCCAGTTGTAGGAATCCATGGGGGCATAGCCCACGAACTTAAATTTCTTCTGCTCGTGCAGGTCAGCAATCTGTTGGTATTGCTGGTTGATGATCCAGATATCGTTGATGGTGAAGACGATGTCGGGCTGCTCTCGCTCTACGACTTCTCGAATCCGTTGCACGCCAAAGGGTTCCGTCTGGTACCGGTTGGACGACGGGAACATTTTGTATCGGTCTTGTAGCGGTGTTGGGTCACCCCACCAGTTATGACCGAGGACACAGATTTCGAACTTATCGTCAAGATGCTTGAGTACATTCTCAGTGACACGGGCAAACCCGGTCATGGCGACAATATCCCCACACCACAAAAGCTTTGGTTTCTTACTCATTTAGCGGTAATATTCTCCACCCAACTATACACAGTTTGAAGGAGTTATCGACCTTACAAGTTCTTTCTCCTCTACATTTTCAGCGGCAAGTCTATTTTTTAAATACTGTGCAGCTGCGTGAGTATCAGTTTCTTCCCCGCAGGTATAAAGATCGATAGCGCAGTATCCGATCTCAGGCCAGGTGTGGATTGAAGCGTGGGATTCGGCAAGGAGTGCCAAGACGGTCACCCCTTGTGGTTCGAATTTATTGCTGATGATCCGCAGAACGTTAGCTTTCGCCATGCGTAATGCGGATTCCAGTGCTTGCACCAATAGCTGACGGTCATCCAGCACAGCTTTGCTGCAGCCGTACATGTCCAGAATCAGGTGCCGACCGTCGCTCATTCCTCTTCTCCTGAGTTGGGGTCGTGGTTTTTATCGATGATGTCGCCGTAGTGAACACGCCATTCATCTTTGTTTAGACCCACCTCGACAATAGAGGGGAACTTCTCATATTTCTGATCAGATGAGCGGCAAGCCACGTTGACCACCCGCATTCCCCTACGATTCTTGAACTTGTAGACGTTGAGTTGGAGCTGGTGAACACAGATGTCCATCAGCAGGGACTCAAAACGACTGCGGCCAAGGATGTTGCTGTTGGACGACCGAGCAAATTCGCAGTAGCTGGCATAGAGCCACTTATCCCAGTTGACGAAAATATTGGACGTGCCCCCTGGGGAATGCTTAGCCAATCCAATGGGAGTGGAGATGCCCGGATCAAAGATGAGGCAGTGCTCCATCCAGTCCATGATCTGGTTAGATTTCAGGATTTGTTCACGGTGATGCTTAGCAAAGAAGTCAACTTTTTTGTTGGTTTCCATCAGGTATTCCCGCATCTCTGCCTCCGAGAGATCGAGAACCCAGTTCACCAATCCGGGAAGGAGTTCCGAAAAGTCACCGAAAGGATGACCTCTGTCATCCATATCAATAAGCGTACGCTGTTCTGCAGAGCTACCGGTGAAAGGGCGATCGAAAGGAATGGTAAGCCGACGGCGAGCAAGACCAGAAGTGGGATCTGTCGTTTGAATCGGTTCATTGGCCGTGATCATGACCAGCCCGTTGAACTTAAACGGTTTCTGGGAACCTGACTGAAACTTGCGTTCATTACGTATCAAATCACGTCCAGTCAGCGCCTTCAGCACAGAAACTGATCCGCCGTAACGCTCCACATCATTGAAGAGCAGAAGCTTTTTCTTGTAGAGGTTTGCGGTTTCGAAACGGTTTTTCTCCAGGTGTTCCAGGGAGGAGATCATGGCGTTGTCATCACCCACCAAAGCGTGAGCGAGGTTGGAGTAAGTGGATTTACCTGACTTACCAGGACCAACAATTTCAACGAACTTTTGGACCTCGGAGTTACCCATCAGCACGGCACGGAGCCATGCACGAAGGACCTGTACACGGCCCCAGTTGCCATCCTGAGCGTTCTTAAGCCACTTAATGATGGGTTCACAAGTAGCACTAGGATCGTACTCATAGGGGAGCTGCTGGGTCATATACATCTCCCGATCGAAGGGCAGAAGTTCCTTGGATTCGACGTCCAAGATCCCGTTCGTGAAGAGAAGTTGGTTGTTACCTTCGTACCAATCTTCGAAGATGACGCTGATCCGCAGCTGCTCCATCACGTCGTTGATGAGGTTCATGCTGTAGCCATTCGGCAGCAGATCCTCTTTCACCATCTCGAATTTATTTTTGATCTCACCTTTGATTTCGATGTCCGAAAGCTGAGTCCAAAGACCTTTGCCTTTGTATTCGTAAAGGTAGAAGCAGCCTTGCGTCTGGCAGTAGCGCAGATTCCCTTTCCAAAGTTGAAGGACAATATCAGTTACGGTATCCGATGAAGGATTGCGCTTCTTGCTGTCTTTCCCTTTCTTGTCGTTGATTACCGGTTGTGCCCAACCACCACGGCTCATCGAGGGGAAGGGGAGATCCGTTGTGTTGACTGTTTTTTTCTTAGGACGTGCATCTTGGCTTTCGACTTGAGCAAGCAGTTGTGCGGCATGTTCCAGCGTTATGTCATCAACGCCGAGTGCTTTGTAGTCCTGCGATGGTTTCCATCCGTGTTCCTGGGCGACATGGATCAGAGAACCGATGCCCCGTCCGCCTTCTTTGCTGAAGGAACGCCAACGGCGAGCACATTCACCATCTTTGTATTTGTCAGATTGATGGGACCAGGAATCCCACTGATCTAATAGTGATTCATCCAGTGAATGAAGCGACTGACCAACAGTGATCCAGATGTCGTAGTCATCGGCAGCCTCTGGAGGCATTGCCCACATTGCTTCAGCAGCCAGTTGGATGTCCCGTTCCAGGGAGATCTCAGCGTTAATTGCAAAGCCAGGGCCGACGATCCGAGTGGTTTCACTTGCCGGTACGCCTTGTTTGACGTTTTTATTGATGATGGAATTCAGCAGCCAGTCCGGCAGTTCAGGTAGGCTGTCAACCCATTCGAAACCCTGGTCCTCAGCGGTGTAGTATCCTTCCGTCTCAGGGTGAAGTCCCATCACCACCCCTTGGTGGCGCTTCCACAGAACCTCTAGTTTTTCCTTGTTTTCTTCTGCATGCCAGGTGTATTTGTTCCTAACGAAATGCTTATGCTTTTCGCGGTCTAGCTTGTATAGTTTCTTCTCGCGACCCTCTTTGCCACTGAGAACTGTCAGGGTGTTGGGCAGTGCAGTTGCGAAGTCTGTTCCGGCAACTTCTTCGATGAGTTTGTAAACACTTGGGCCATCGATATCGACCCAAACCAAGCCATAAGGATGATTGTAGACAGGACCACCCAGTACTCCGACGGCTTTACAGTGCCCGGTGAGTGTCTCCTCCTCAATTTCTCGTACGCTATAGGGGTTGTTCTGCCATCCCGAAATGTACGGGTCCTTATTGGCACCGAGCGGCGTAAGCGGCCAGTCGATCGGTAAATAGTCAAGGCGGATTTCTCCTGGTCGTAAGGACTGTGGTTGCTTATTTGCCATTATTTTTATTCGTTAACTTCCACTTTAAAGTGCTTATTTGCGAAACGTTCGTCGTTCAGCAACATAAATGCATGCAAATGCATGACTGTTGGAAGATGGAAACAGTCGCCATCATTGGCCGCCTCCATATAATTTTTGAGCGCAAAAAGCCACTCACCCATATGCACATGGATGTCCATGAGGGTCCCCAGTTGAGCGTCTCTATATCCTAGGCTGGTCAATCCTGGGTGAGATTAGGCATTTATTTAGATAACAAAGTCTCATAAGTCTTGTGGTAAATATTTAAGTTTTGTAACTTTTGTATTGCTTCTTGTCTTTTACAGGTTCTTAGAGGCGTAAATGACGCAAAGCTCACTTCCAGAGGAGCTTTTAGCGGTTTCGAACATCAACGGGATGTCCACTTCCCACAGTGTTTTCAGCTGTCCGTATTTTGGTTGCAGCTGATCCAGCCGACTTTTCCAGTATTTTGCCGTCGGAATGATGAAATCTTCTCCAGAGTTATGGATATGTTGAATTTTGTAGCCACTGTTGGTGACTTTATTTGCCAGTCCCTCTGTGTTGAAGATTTGCATAAGCCATCCTTCTCTAAAAAATTCAGGTACATGCCTGACTACATGATCGACAATCAAGATGTTGTCGGCCACGGCGAACAGATTCTTAAGTAAATAGTCTTGTTCTTTGACGTGACAAAAGGATTCGTGGAGCAGGGCTACGTCATAGCGCCGGGCTGGCTTGAAACAGTTGAGATCCTCTGTCAGTACTCGTAAGCCCTTGCGGTTTTTTTTAATGAAATCGGCTTGATAAGTGCTGTTCGTTACGCAAGTAACCTTACATTTCTTTTGTTGTGTAAGCATTTCTGCGGGAGCACCCCAGCCACAGCCACAGTCGAGGACGCTGCTTCTATCCGCGATGAAGGGAAAAACGTTGGCGTGGATTGCGTTTTCAAAGATGTTAGGACTTGGGCCTTCAACTCCGCAATGGTAGTGATAGTTGACAGGACCCAGAAAAAAATCCCACTCACTGGGGGTATTTATTTCGTAGAACTGCTGAAGTACGGCACCGTCTTCTGTTTGTTTCATATCAGATCCGGGTCGTACACATTGCAGTTTTCAATTTGCTTGTAGTATTCCTCGACAATTTTGTACCAATCCTCCCGCAGGATGTCCAAGAACCTCCGCGAGATCTTGAAAATCTGAGTACGGGCAGGCGTTGAGACCAAGATGGCAGCCTGCTGAACCTTCATGTCCAGGGTCTGTTCGATGGCGATGTCGTATGCAGCCAGTTGCTTACAGGTTTTTTTGAACTTCATGTGACCGCCCAACAAGTCGCGCCATTCTGGTGACCCTTTTTCCAAGTCTTTCGGCCAGCGTCGGCTGTAGGGTTTCACGCTGGTTTTCAAGTCAGCAAGCGTAAGTTTGCCATTGGCAACAGCAATGATGTCAGGTGCACCGGCCCAGGCTCTGCCCTCGCTATCACTACCCCAGACCCGGGCGACTTCATCAGCACCCATCGTGAAGTTGAACTTATCTAGTACAGGGGATTCAGCCCAGAGAACTTCTTCGAATTGATCCAGGATTGGCGGCATGCCTGCCCAGAAATCCTTGTATTCATCAGCGATCTCAGGGTTTTTATTCCCTTTGAGGTAGCACTCCATCCCGTAGTGAATGGCAGTACCACGCTCGGCAGCCTTCTCTTTTACACCTGGGTTGTTCTTAGACCACATCTCCAGCTTCCGTTTGTTTGCTTCGGATGCTGTCTCACCGATGATGGTTGTCACTGACGGAGCAGGGCCAGTAGGCAGCGGCGTGGTGTAGTGCCGTTTGCCATTGAGGGATATTCGTGCGGCGGTCTTATTCAGACCACGCATACGAGTTTGTTTCTCCTCCTCGGATAAATTCCAGGGATCGTTGATATCTACCTGTTCAATCATTAGGTTATGAAAACCTTTGTTAGATTATTGTAGGGGCAAACTAACACCAATGAAAGGTTTTTACTTTGCCATATTTGGCATCTTAGGGGCAATTCTGATCCTTGCAGGGATTGACTTCTACTATTTGCTACAGGATACCAATTCGATCTACCACAGATAATTATGGTGAATTTAGTTAGGTTTTATTTTGATACAGACGAGGAGTGCAGGACGGGTTGCTTTGACGGTAAGCCAGTTGAAGATGTGGACGCAGATAAGGCGGATGACTTCGAACAGTATTTGATCGACCAAAATATTGGCTACATTCGGATTGATCTCTAAGACCAAGCCGTGATCAAGACGATTGCATTTCTTACCTTATGGCGTGATAACGAGAAGATTTTAGATCGTTCATTGTCTCAACTTGAGACTATGGAAGACGATCTAATTCCCAAGGGGTACCGTTTTACCTACGCTTTTCTTGAGAACGATTCGAAAGATGAGACTGCAATGAGACTGTACAAGTGGTTGCGTAAGCGGCGCGGCTTCTTGATCTCAGAGCAAATCGATGCACCTAAGTGGGGAAGCGTTGCACTTACTGAACGTACCCGATGGCTTGCCCGATATCGCAACGCGTGTTTAGCGGAGTTGGATTTCTGGAAGTATGACTACCTTGTTGTGGCTGATAGTGATGTTCACTTCAAGCCAGATCTACTGACGCAGATGGTTGATCATCTTGATCAGAATCCTGACTGGGGAATGATCACACCGAATACTGTGCAGAATGTTCCGGATTACGTTGGTAAAACTGATCTACCCTCCTACTTTGACAGCTGGACGTTAATTGATAAACAGCAAATGCAAGGCATGACCTTCGCTGCCAATCCGTTCTTGTCTTCGCATGATCGTGAAGACTGGGAGAAAGGTCACCCGATTTCTGTGTATAGCGCCTTCGGTTCAATCGCCATGATCCGTGGTGAGATTCCTCAGGAATATGAGGTGCATTGGAACGCTGAAGTTGGTTGTGAACACACAGGTTTGTGTGAAGACATCACTAAAATTGGCTTCGAAATTATCGTTGACCCCAAGTTACATGCAGAAATTATCCACGAGGAGCCGGTGATTCCCGACCCCGCCGTGGTAAAGATGCATCAGGATCGCCTGAAGTTAGCCGAGGCCTCCACTTTGCTCGAGTAAATCGTGGTCGATCATCTCCTGGACGAGAGTTTCGAAGGTGTACTTTGGCAACCAACGCAGTTGTTTCAGTGCTTTTCGAGGATCTCCCAGGAGAGTTTCAACTTCAGCAGGACGATAATACTGAGGACTCACTCGGATGATTGTCTGTCCCAGTGCTCTGCTGTAACCAATTTCATGCTCACGTTCACCTTGCCATTCAAGGTTTAAGTTGAGTCGATCCGCTGCAATTTCGCAGAATTGTCGCACGCTGTGCTGCATACCCGTGGCGATCACATAATCTTCGGGCTTTTCTTGCTGCATCATGCGCCACATGGCATCCACATAGTCGGAAGCATGGCCCCAATCCCGCTTGGCTTCTAGGTTTCCAAGTTCAATAAACTCTTTTTTCCCTTTTAAAATTTGCGCCAGACCCTGTGTGATCTTCTTCGTCACGAAATTTTCGCCACGAATCGGGCTTTCATGGTTGAAAAGGATGCCGTTACAACCAAATAAGTCGTAGCTTTCCCGGTAGTTGACGGTCAGCCAGTAGGCAAAAAGCTTGGCAACACCGTAGGGACTGCGTGGATAGAAGGGTGTCGCTTCATTTTGTGGGCATTCCTGTACCTTGCCGAACATTTCGGAGGTCGAAGCCTGGTAAAAGCGGGGTGCATCATTACCCATTGACCGACATGCCTCAAGGACATTCATCGGTCCAAGTGCATTTGCAGTCGCAGTGCTGATTGGGGATTGAAAACTAATCCCAACATGGCTTTGCGCTGCTAAATTGTAGACCTCATCTGGCACGAAGTCGTGAACAATTCGTGTTAGTGACGGGGCATCCGTTAGATCTGAATAGAAAAGTTCAATACTTTCAGGGATTTTGCCACCAAAAACCCACTCTAATTTTTTTAGTTGTCCAGGAACAGACGTACGTCTCAGAATACCCGCGACGGTATAACCAATGTCGTAAAGCCTTTTTGCAAGATATGCGCCATCTTGTCCAGTGATTCCTGTGATTAAAGCTCGCGTCATTGGCCCCCTATAGCGATATTCTGTTGGTACAAAATACATACCAACTCACTTTTACAGCTAAAGTATAGCCGTAAGTGATAACGAGACATGAGATCTTTCAAGTGGCCTTTACAGCGCAATACGATTGGGCTGCAAGAGCGTCTATCACAGATTAAATTTTGGGCAACTGCTGATCGTTTTACGAACGGACCTGAGGTACGTGCGTTTGAAAAAGAGTGGTCAGATTGGCAAGGATGTGAATACTCTCTTTATGTAGGCAACGGATCTGTTGCAAACTTTCTGCTGTTAGATGCGGTCAAAGAAAAATTTTTCCCCAAACACGAGAAGCTAACGATCTTTGCGCCTGCAATTAACTGGGCGACTAATATCTCGACGTTTTTTCAGCAACGTCATAACGTTTATTTCTATGACATTGACTACACCAGCTACAGCCCGACCATTGAGTCAGTCACTGAATTAGCAGAGAAGGGTATTAAGCCTGACATTATTTACCTGACGCATGTCTTGGGCATCTCAAATGATATGCAACGTGTAAAAGATCTATGGCCTGGGGTCATGATCATCGAAGACTGCTGTGAGTCCCATGGCGCCATAGACCCTAGAAGTGGCGCGAAAGTTGGAACGACGGGCATTGGTTCTACCTTTTCGTTCTACTTCGGCCATCACATGAACACGGTTGAAGGCGGAATGATCAGTGTCAATGACCGTGATTTGTATAACTTGATGCGTGCCAAGAGGTCCCACGGTCTATCCCGTGAGATGTTGCCGCATCAACGCAACCTCGTTGAGCATGAGTACAGCGATATCGACCCATTATTCTTGTTCCCCACTAAGGGTTACAACTTCAGAAACACCGAAAGCGGTGCAGTCCTTGGTCGGATTCAGCTCAAAAAGCTCGATGCATGGAACAAGAAAAGATCTGAAAATTACTATGCCTTCTGTATGCAGATGGCACCACAGCATTGGATTGAGCATGTAGCAACTCCTGAGGGTAACTCTGCGATGACTTTACCGTTCCATTGTTGTACAGAACGACAGGCATCTCATTTGAAAAAAGAATTGAAGAGGCGCGGTATTGAAACCCGGCCCTTCTTGGTCGGCAACCTTTTGCTGCAACCGTTCATGAGTGGCTATACATCTCCGATTAAGTTGCCAAATACAGAAAGAATGCATACACATTCGTTCTACATTGGTAATAATCAGTTTGTTACACCCGCCGATATTCGGGCATTGGCGCAGGAGTTGAAATGCGTATTCTGATTTGCAGCATCATCCGTAACCGTCGTCCTTATCTTTTTAATTGGAAGGACTTGATCCTCTGCTTGGCAGATGAGAACCCTGATGTTCTGTTTGATCTGTCCGTTTACGAGAATGATTCAACCGATGGGACTGCTGAGTACCTGCACAGCATTCTTCCTGAACTGCAGAAGGAACTTTTTCAAGTAAGCATCACCTGTGAGAAGAACGATAAGCCGTACTTCCCCTCGGTGAAAGATGAAGATCGTGTAACACTCCTGGCTGAAGCACGTAATCGGACCCTGGATCAGATGGATCTGGATGTGTACGACAAGATTGTTTTCATTGAACCGGACGTTGATTATGACCCGGATCTAATCAGCGAACTGTTCTATATGGCTTCGGACATCTGCTCGCCTTACAGCCTTCAGCCTGAGAATTATCCAAGTTTCCCGTGGATTTATGACTGCTGGGCAACTAGGGTCAAGATGACGGATGACGAATTTACTGGCCCCAATTTATATGAGATGCCTCCTTGCTTAGAGGTTGATTCAACCTTTAATTGTTTCTGTGTGTATAAGGCTAAACCGTTCCAAGAAGGTGCCCGATTTTCAGGAATTAATCCTGCAACCGGCACTTGGGACTGCGACACCACCAATATCTGTGCTGAGTTTGCGCAACGGGGATACGATCAAATCCATTTATACCGTATAGCTCTAACTCATAATGCCAACTGAAGAAGAACGCTGGGCAGAATTCAATCGCAAGCTGGCTCAGCTGATACCAAATCCCCCTGCAAACTGGCGGGAGAAAGCTAAACCCTGCAAGTATCAGGCCATTCTTGATGAAAGAAAGGCGAAGAAAACGTTAGAATGAACACGCTCAAATGCAAACGTTTCCGAAAGCGGTTTAAGGAACTATGATCCCGGCATGAGCACCCGGGATTTTTTGTGAGCACTCTTGTTGCCAACCTGCCGCCTGTCAAAGTTTGGGTCCGACGTGAGTATCTACGTGATCTTCGTGACGGCCATGGAGAATATACACCTGGCTATTGGGTAACTTGCAAGTCATTATCTGGACGTGCTCTTTATTTTGAGACTTATTTAACTGAGTATGGTGCGTTATATGACAAGCTTCCTATCAGTGCTTTTCTTGCTTGGGATTCTGATCATCCCGACGAGCCCGTGGCACCTACTCCTGATCTGCCGCTGACCGATCTTCAGTTCTGGAATGGATTTGACACCGGTCTTGTGGTGGTCGAAAAGAATCTGATCTTCAACATGGAGTTTGAAGTGATGACGCGGGATGCAGGTATTCAACGCGGGTCTTATCTGTTTACGATCGACAACTATCATCCGCACCGCAATGAACCTGATTTTTACTTTGCGGAGATGCCCGACGAGCACAAGTCCCACAACATTGTGGAGTTAGAGAACGGACAGATTGGTGCCTATCCAAACAATCGGTGTCGTATGGTTGACCCTTCACTCACCAACCATGACCTGAAGACGCCTGATTTTAAAGTTTCGACGCGCTATTTTAATGTAGAGCATGCACCCAAATGGGGCAGGCTTGGTGAAACAGATGATTATTTCTGGAAGACACCAAATGAAATTGCAAAACCAAAAGAGGAGCTTGTTACTGACACTGCCTGCAAGATTAAGCTGGGCTTTGACGCTATTGGTGCTGAGTTTTACAAGTCAGCCCGGGATGAGCAAACCAACGCATAGTTTGCGTTGTGTTTATGCTCAAGAGGTTATTGAGGTTCTAAAAGAGGACCGTAGTTTATCTGAAACGAGAAAGGCAGATATCATTAAAAGGGTGTTTGCCAACTCTTCTCCCCATTGCAAATTCAAAAATGGATGATCACACTTTTGAAAACTGGATCAGAGTCAAAGATGCTTTAGAAGAAGCAGGAAAAACTGACTGTTTGTTCTATCGAAGAGCCACAACAATTGTAAATGGAGGTAAACTAACCAAAGATCCTTTCGAGTTACCTACTCTTGAGTTGCCGGAGGAGAAAGAATAGCCAAGTACGGTTAGCTTTTTATAAACGGAAGCAGGAATGTTGCCGTTGTGGATGTAGCGATCACCGTGTCCTTGAGTTTCATCATGTCGATGAAAAGAGTTACAACATTGCCGACATGGCATCTCGAGGATACGCCTGGTCCAGGATTGAAAACGAATTAAAAAAATGCGAGACAGTCTGTGCAAACTGTCATCGCATTCTTCATCATGAACAGAAGTTACTCAGCGAAGACTTGCCTTCACCATCCATGCAGCCTTGAAGGCATCGCCTGTTAGATCAGCCAAGAAGTTAGCGATGTCGATGGCACCGATCTTGGTGGCAACAGGCTCCAACTTTTTACACTTCATGCCAAGCGTTTCAAGGTTTTTGGAGTACACGTAGAGCTGCGTACCACCTTGATAGCTATCAACATGATCAAACTTGGAGGCAGCACTCCGTAATCCTTTGCCGCACATGGGCATCAGGTAATCCATGCTACGGATGTACTCAGACATCTTGTCAAACTGTTTGAGATGCGCTTTGTACTGATCCTTAAGGAAAGCATGTACTGCCAAGAAGTTTGTCCCCTCATAGTTGAGGTGGATCAAATGTGACTGCGTCTCCAGTTCTTTCAAGTATGCAGAGATTTCAATGCATTGTTTGATGAACTTACCGATTGCAGATTTTGAATCCTGCGGTTCGGGATCTTGTCGTGTTGGGGTTTCCATCAGGCTTGCGGTAGGTTTCCTGCTTCGTACTGAGCAATTGCGTCCATCATTTCAAAGAAGCGATCACGCATTGCATAACCAGCTTCTTTGATACAGAACTCTTGCCAAAGCCCGGTGTACACGCCGTGCATTGGATGATCTTTATTATCTCTTCCGTAGACTTTGTAGCAATGGTCCATGAAGATTGCACGCTTTTGCTGCTCTTCAACGTCCCACCCTTCAAGATTGTTCATACGCTTTGATGCCTGTGATACTGGTGAACACAGCACCTATTTTAGGGCTGATTTCAAAGGTTAGATCACAAAGCTCTGCTTCTATAGATTCTGCAACCTCCTGTGGTGTTTTACCTGAGAACGAATCGTAATCAAGATCAACGTCCACGGAAAGAGAGACGGTAAGCGATTGCGTTTGAACGGGGTCCATTAAAGGATTGTAGGGATGAAATAATGTTAACAGTATTTAATTATTCAGCTTCTAGGGCTGCAACTTTGGTTTCTAACGTCTCAATTTTGGCGATTGCTTCTTGCAGCGCAGCCGTCAGTAACGGCACAAGTTTGGATTGGTCGATGCCTTGGTAAACAGGATTGCCATCAGCATCGACTTCGTTGTGGTCGCCAACAACAGCTTCAGGTACAACGCTTTGTACTTCGTGGGCAATAAAACCGTCAAGCGTGGTTTGAGTTCCATCGCCTATAAAGTTGAATCTTTTAGGAGCTAAATTATTAAACCTTGCAATTGCACCAGTAATGTCGACAATGTTTTCTTTCAGGCGATAATCGGAAGTGCTAACGTAGTTTGTTGTATTGGTCGTCGCATTAACTGCAATTCCTCCACAAGATGTACCATTTGCATCAAAAAATTGCGCAAAGTTGACAATGGCACTTGTTGCACCTGTTTGAACGCCGACGATAGTATTTGTGCCGTCACCTTCGAGAGCTAATTTATTAGTACCTACTACGCTAGTGGTTCGGCCAATGCAAACCGCACCCGAACTATCGATGCGTAGGCGGTCTGCAGAGCCTGTGTTGTCAAAAATCTGAAAATCACTGCCGTTCACTTGAATGTCATAACGACGGCTTGTATTAAGCATTACAAGCCCAGCAATGTTGGACGTTGTGTTTTCTATTTTTATTCTTTCGTTAGAACCACTACCTTCAACATGTAAACGCTCGTCGATTGACGACGTTCCAATACCGACATTTCCATCGTTCGTGACCCGGAGTTTTTCGCTACCAGCGGTAATAACGCTAAATGTATTGACCTGAGGGTTGCCAACGCCTGTCGAATTGTTGAACCAAAATCCGTAAAGTGGAACAGTGCTGGTATAACCATTGTTTACGCGAATTTCAGCACCGCCAGCAGTTGAACTTGTGTAATTAAAAGTCGCCATTGAACCATTACTGGCCTGCTCTACGTGCAACTTTGTTGAAGGAGACGTTATTCCAATCCCGACGTTGCCAGAGCTGTCGATTCTCATCCGCTCGGTATTATCAACAGCAAAACTAATATTGCTGTTTGCTTTTGCATTGCCTTTGTCGGCATTAAATTTTAAATTTGCTGCGTTTCCATCAATTTCAGAATGACCGTCAACAGTATCGGTAAGTCTGATGTTGGGAGCAGTAGACGCTAGATCTAAAAGTTGAGCAGCCGACGCCGTTCCAATCCCGACGTTGCCAGAGGTGTCGATACGCATCCGCTCGGCACCATTGGCATAAAAAGCCATTGGCGTAGATGCACCAGCAGCTGAAATTTGGAATAAACTATTTGCGGCTCCTAACTGGCCTGTGAGTGTGCCGTTGTATTGAAGATTGAAGTTGGCTGTATTTGCTGTGCCTCGGTCAATTGCAAGAACAGGGTTTACGTCACGTTTTACATCCAGTCCTGCGCCTACAGAAGTTTCACCAATACCAACATTTCCAGAGCTGTTGATTCGCATCCGCTCGGTTGCTCCACCGGCACCAAACTTTAACTGTCCGTCAACAGTGGATTGAATAAACGCTTTTTCTTGATCGCTACTATTTCTCCAGACAGGACCGCCAATATTATCAGCAGCTGTTGTTCTATTAGATTTAAATCCAATCCCTGCGTAACCTGAAGAAAAAACATCTAGTGTTTGAGCAGGACTCGTAATGCCGATGCCAACGCGGCCCGAACTATCGATGCGTAGGCGCTCCACAGCATTTGTGTGCAAACGCATTGAATTGCCTGAATGGTCATAAACAATTTGACCACGCTTTAA